AGCTTTGCTAGGTATTCATGCGAACAAACCTTTTCACTTACCCACTTGTGAGTACAGTGATCAGGAATTTAAAGATGCATTTGATGCAGTGTCTTTAAACAGAAGAGTATTTCTGCTTGATCACTTTGGTTCTTGGGATATCGATAAGCTGGTATCTCGTGTTCGATATATGGCAAAAGGACTTGAGTGTAAGTTCATCTTTCTTGATCACGTTAGTATCGTTGTGAGTGCAGGAGATCAGGGAGATGAGAGACGTGCCTTAGATGAAGTCATGACTAAGCTTCGAATGCTTGTTCAAGAATTAGATATTCACTTAGGAGTTGTTACACATCTAAAGCGTGTTCAGAATAATGGACATGAAGAAGGAGGCGTTGTTTCTCTTTCTCATCTTCGAGGCAGTGCTGGAATAGCACAGCTAAGTGATATGGTCATCTCATTAGAACGAGATAGTCAGAATGAAAATGCTGATATACGAAACACTACTCTTGTTCGCGTTCTTAAAAATAGATTCAGTGGTGATACTGGACCTGCCTCTTATCTTCAGTATGACAGGACTACTGGAAGACAGTTTGAAGTAGATGGTCTTCCTCAACCTGAAGATGATTCAGATGATCAAAAAACAGCAACTAGCTTTCAACCAGTAGCAGACATAGATAATCTCTAAGAATGAAAATTCTACTCGACATAGAAACAGATAGTTTATATCCATCTGTTATTCATTTAGCTGTTGCGAAACAACTAAATACGAATACTTATGTCTCGTTTGGTGGGCCGAATGGAAGACCAATGAGTGAGCTTCCTGCTTATCTAAATCAAGCAGAAAAGATCATCATGCATAACGGTCTTTCATTCGATCTACCGTCTATAAATAGATTGCTAAACTGCAACATATCCTATTCAAAAGTTATAGATACTCTTCTTCTTTCTCAACTACATAATCCAATCATTGATCGAGGTCATTCTCTTGGAGAATGGGGTGAGAGATTTGGATTGATGAAGATGGACTTTAATGATTGGTCTAACTACTCTCCAATGATGGAAGAGTACTGCAAGCGTGATGTAGACATAACTGAAAAGCTTTACAATCATTTTGTTAAACATGCTTCTGACTTCTCAAAACGAAGCGTTGATCTAGAACATGCTGTTCGAAGAGCCATAAACATTCAAGAGGATACTGGATTTTATCTTGATATACAGGCCGCAACTCTTCTTCTTTGTGATCTAAGTGACGAATCATTTCTCATTGAGAAGAAAATGCAGGAGACATTTGAGCCTACAATACTGCCTCGAAAAAGAATACCAGATAAGGTAGTTCCCTTTAATCCACAAAGCAGACAACAGATAGCTGATCGCCTTGTGAAGAGAGGATGGAAGCCTACTGAGTTTACCGAGAAGACAGGCAATCCCATTGTAAATGAAAAGACATTGAGTCAGTGTCCTCTTCCAGAAGCAAAACAGTTAGTTAGATACATGCTTCTGAAGAAAAGAGAATCACAAATTAAATCTTGGATGAAGGTAGTTAATCCAGATACAAACCGTGTTCACGGAAAAGTAATTACCATTGGTGCTGTGACAAATCGAATGACACACAACAGCCCTAACATGGCTCAAATTCCTGCAGTCTATTCTCCTTATGGAAAGGAATGTCGTAGCTGTTGGACTGTAGAGGATTCAGAGAACTACAGACTAGTAGGTGCAGATAGCTCTGGTCTGGAGCTTAGATGCCTTGCTCACTACATTCAAGACGATGACTATACTCGTGAGATATTAGAAGGTGATGTTCATACTGCAAATCAAAAGGCTGCAGGTTTAGACAACAGAGATCAGGCAAAGACATTTATCTATGCGTTTCTCTATGGAGCAGGTGCGGCAAAGATCGGTCAAGTAGTAGGAGGTTCTTCATCAGAGGGGCAGGTTTTAATTAATCGTTTTCTTGATAGAATGCCCAAGCTTTCTAGATGGAGAAATCAAATCATCGAAGAGGCTACATCTTCAGAAAAAGTAAAAGCAATTGATGGACGCTATCTTCACGTAAGAAGTTCTCACTCTTCAGTTAATACTTTACTTCAAGGAATGGGTGCAATTGTCTGTAAAGATTGGCTAACTCAGATAATGTCCCTAGTAAAAACAAAAGGTTTAGATGCAAAGCCTGTCGCAAATGTACACGATGAGGTACAATTTGAAGTACATAAAGAGGATGCGAAAGAGTTTTCTTCTTTGACTCGACAGGCAACTAAACAGACAGAAGAAAATTTATCAGTTAAGTGTCCTCTAGACAGCGAATCAAAGATAGGATTAAACTGGTCGGAGACTCACTAAGATGTACGAAATGATAATTACTCATGAGATGAGAAAGTCTGCTGAAGATTCAGCAAAGAAACTAGGTCGTCTCAAAAACTCTATATCAAAAGGTAAAGGAAATCATGTTGGTTTTCTAGGAGAGTTAATGGTTGCTGCTTATCTCAACGGTAACTGTAAGATTGCAAACACCTATGATTACGATCTTGTTTTACCAGACGGCACTAAGATAGACGTAAAGAGTAAAACTGCAAAAGTAAAACCTCTAGCCTATTACGAGTGTAGCATAGCCGCTTATAATACTAGGCAAGACTGTGACTACTATGTGTTCTGTCGTGTTCTTTCTGATAAATCTAAAGGCTGGATTCTTGGATTTGACTCGAAGAAAAACTTTATGAATACCGCTAAATTTTTAAAGAAAGGAGATATAGATGGGGACAATGATTATATTGTTCCAGCCGATTGTTATAACAAACCGATAAAAGATTTGATGCCGCCAAAAAAACTTCTTGACATGGCCGATGCGGCTGAGTATGTTGGCTCTGGCTCCTCATATCGGAGCATCTCGTAACTACTGAAACCAAACTGAAACTGATCGAAACAAAGGAACTTTAAGAAAATGGCAGTGATATCTGGAAAAGCATACTGGGCTAAAGTCTATCAACCACAGGCTTCCAAGTTCTCTCCTGATGACTTTCGCTACTCAATTGACGTAGGTAATCTTAATAAGAAAAATATTGGGATTGCGGAAGAGCTAGGATTAGAAGTTAAAACTGATCAAGCTGAAGAAGGAAAGCCTTACTCAGGACAACGAGGTCAGTATGTCACTCTTCGTAACTATGCAAAGAGTCGTGACGGTTCTGATAATCCTCGGCCTCGTGTGGTAGATGCTCAGACTAATCCCATGACCAAGCTTATTGGTAATGGTTCTAATGTAAATGTTCTTTTTGATGTGTCGCCTTATAAGGGTGGACCTCGTAAAGGACAGAATGGCTTCTATCTGAAAGGAGTTCAGGTAGTAGACCTAGTAGAGTATGAAGGTGCAGGAGACAGTGGTGGAGGTTTCTCTGCTGTTGAAGGTGGGTACACTGAAGAACCTGCTCCTTTTTAATTGAATAGAACAGAGCGGGGGTTTTTCTTTCTCCTTACCCTGCTCTGTTCAACTAGAGGGAAGCCACTATGACCGCCAGCTTTGATTATCTCCTTAATGATCTTGAAACCCTTTGGGATAAAGGGTTAGAACCTTCTAAAGAAGACTTAGAAGAGTTCGGGGAGAATGTTAAAAAAGCTGTAGTGGCTTCCCTCACTCGTTCCAATACTGAAGAAGGCGAAAGAGAAGTTGTTCGAATGTCTTCGATAGGTAAGCCTCTTCGTCAGCTTTGGTACTCCAATCAAGAGAAAGAAAAATCTGATACAGAAAAGTTTTCTTACTCTACTCTTCTTAAATTTCTTTACGGTTCAATCATTGAAGAACTTCTTGTTCTATTAGTTAAAACATCAGGACACTCCGTCACTGATCAGCAAGAAGAGCATAATGTTAAGGGTGTATTAGGACATTCAGATGGTCGAATAGATGGAGTGTTGGTTGACTTTAAGTCTGCCTCTGGACGATCTCTTTTAAAATTTAAAAATGAAACTCTTTTCTTTGATGATCCCTTTGGATACCTAGCACAGATTAGCGGATATGCGGAAAAGAATAAGGACAGTCGTGCTGCTTTTGTTGTCTTAGATAAACAGAGTGGTGAGATTGCTATAATGAATATTGACAGAAATCAAATGATGGATGTTAATAAAAGAATTGATGATGTTAGAAACGCACTAGCTAAAGATACTCCACCTGATCTGTGTTATTGGGATGAGGAAGATGGTAAGTCAGGTAATCGAAAGCTATCTGTAGGATGCTCGTACTGTTCTCATAAGACTAAATGTTGGCCTAATCTGAGAGCGTTTAAATATTCTAACGGAACACGCTACTTAACTGTAGTTGAACGTGAGCCTAATGTCGAAGAGGTTTTCATTGAGCAAACGCAGTAATCAATACGGCAAGCGCAGTGGTAAATTTAGATCAAACTTTGAAAGGACAGTTGCAGAAGATTTAGATAAGAGAAAAATTGAATATGAGTTTGAACCGTACACAATTCCGTACATAATTCCAGCCAAAGACAGAACCTACCTTCCTGATTTTATTCTTCCTAACGGAATTGTAATAGAGTGCAAGGGTTGGTTTAACGTAGCTGATAGACAGAAGATGCTTTATGTAAAGAAGTGTAATCCTGACTTAGATATTCGTTTTGTTTTGATGTCTCCAAACTCTACTATTTCTAAAAAAAGTAAAACAACTTATGCAATGTGGTGTGATAAACATGGTTTTCTGTGGTCGGATAAAGTGGTTCCAAAAGAATGGCTGAGAAAGAAGAAAAAGAAACAGAAGAATTTATCTTAAATGAGTCTGATGGCTTTGATTTTTTTTGGAGTGACTTATCTTTTGACCATACAAATCTAGAAGCAACAGAGAACGAACAAGCATCTAGTCCAGAAAGAATGTTATTTATTGCAGTCTTTATTCAAAGCTTATTGGACGCTACAAAAGAAGCATACAAAGGAGAACCTCTTGAATCCGTTAACAACAGACGTGCCGCTCATAAGTGGTTTAGTTTACCAGCTTGTGTAACTGCTTCTACGTTTGAGCCTATCTGTGAGCTTGCTGGTATTGATCCAGATTACGCACGTCGATACTACAAGAAAGTTCTTGACGGAGATGTAGAATTTCCTTATCGTAGAATTAACGTACTCATTAACGCATCAAAGGATTGAAAGTGATGATGGCTTATTACAACGTATATTACGACGGTCGTTTAATGGCACAGGGTGTTCGAGCATCTTCTGAAGACGATGCCATTGAACAGATTTACATGAGAACAGGAGGCGCAAGTGCATATACAGGAAAAGCCCATAGGCTTTACACTGCGTCACGTTGTTTCTAATGAAGTATAAAGACTGGAAGAAGTTACAAGATGCACATGATGCAGCCATAACCGTAATGGAAAAACCAGAGGAAGGTGAAGACGAGATACTATACATGACGAAGCCAGATAATTATAAAAAGTTTGATGACGTTTCTAGACCTGCTCATTACAATAGAAATGGTATTGAAGCAATCAAAGCAATTGAAGCAAGCATGTCTCGCGTTGAATTTATGGGATATCTAAAAGGACAGATATTTAAATACCTTTGGAGGTACGGTTATAAAGGCACTCCTAAGAAAGATTTAGGAAAAGCTAAATGGTATCTTGACTATCTTTATGAAAAAATTGAAGGCATGTCTGAAAAAGAAATCTCTAAGATGTTAAAAAACCTTGACTAAATTATTAACTTTGCCTATCACTTTATCTACTGATAATATAACTGTTTCACCCTGAAAGAGGAGCTATAAATAATGTCGTACAAATTAAATCCTACACCTAAAGGAAATTATTTAGCATCTCATTCAGACTCTTTGAAGCTTGTAAAAAACATCGAACATTATTGGCACAGCAGAGGCTATATGAAAGTTAAAGCTTGGGTGGAAAAACAAGTTCTTTCTAACTACACTCGACCTATCTACATCGTCCGGTCTAATTTATCCTACACCGCACCTATTTCTTAAACTACATTTATAAAGGAGAAATGACATGGCTACGTTCCGTAGCAATGAAAACCCCATGTTTCGCTCAAAATTTAGCGAGGACATTTTCAAACAGAAATATGCACATCATGGATGTGAGACTTGGGATGCTTTGTCATCTACGCTTGTTGATGACGTTTGCCAAGAATATCTTTGTAAAGAAGACAAGGATGAACTAAAAAGAATAATAACTGATTTAAAGTTTATTCCCGGTGGAAGATATTTATATTATGCTGGTCGAGATAATAAGTTCTTTAATAACTGTTATCTGTTAAAAGCAGAAGAAGATACTCGTGAGGACTGGGCTAACATTTCTTGGAAAGCTGAATCATGTCTGATGACAGGTGGTGGAATAGGAGTTGACTATTCTGTTTATCGTGAGGAAGGACGCCTTCTAAATGGTACAGGAGGCCTCGCCTCTGGCCCTATTCCCAAGATGCAGATGGTCAATGAGATTGGTCGCAGGGTAATGCAGGGAGGAAGCCGTAGGTCTGCTATCTATGCCAGCTTAAACTGGCAGCATCCAGACATAGATAAGTTTCTTTCGAGTAAGAACTGGTATGACATGCCTGTAGGAGATACAGGATTCAGCATAGGTCAGGTTAAAGAACAAGACTTTAACTACACTGCTCCTTTAGACATGACCAATATCAGTGTGAACTACGATACTGATTGGCTTCTTAATTATTGGAGAACAGGAGATGTTGGGGATACTTTTAGGAAGAATATTCGACAAGCCTTATCAACAGCAGAACCGGGCTTTTCATTTAACTTCTTTGAAAAAGAAAATGAAACATTACGCAACGCTTGTACTGAAGTCACGTCAGCAGATGATTCGGATGTTTGTAATCTTGGCTCTATTAACATGGGTCGTATTGACAATCTTGCAGAGTTTTCAGACATAGTTGAGTTAGCTACTAAGTTTCTTTTATGTGGCACATTACGTGCTAAACTACCTTATGATAAAGTTTATAAGACAAGAGAGAAAAATCGTAGGCTAGGTCTTGGTCTTATGGGCTTACATGAATGGCTGATTAAATCAGGTAATAAGTATGAAGTTACAGAAGAGCTTCATAAGTGGCTGTCGGTATACAAAGGAGTAAGTGATCACATCAGTTCTAAGTTTAGTAATACTCTTAACTGCAGTGCTCCTGTTGCTAATAGAGCGATTGCTCCTACAGGTTCCATTGGTATATTAGCTGGAACTTCTACAGGTGTTGAGCCTATCTTTGCTGTTGCCTACAAACGTAGGTATCTTAAAGGCGGTAATCGTTGGCACTATCAATATGTAGTAGACAGTGCAGCCCAAGAGATCATTGATCTTTATGGTGTTAATCCTGATAGCATTGAGTCTGCTCTTGATCTTTCTGAAGATTATAAAAGAAGAATAAAGTTTCAAGCAGATGTTCAAGACTATGTAGACATGTCTATTTCATCAACTATTAATTTACCTCAGTGGGGAAGCAAGTTTAACAATGAAGACATTATCGATGAGTTTTCTGATACTCTTGCTTCTCACGCTCACAGGCTGCGCGGTTTCACTGTGTACCCTGACGGGTGCAGGGGAGGCCAGCCACTTAGCCGTGTGCTTTACAAAGAAGCTGTAGAAAAACTAGGTGAAGAGTTTGAGGAGAGTGTAGAAACTCATGATATTTGTGACATCACTGGACACGGCGGTAGCTGTGGAGTATAACAAGTATTATGATTAGCTATCAAAATTATTGGAGCAGCGAGGAAGCCCTGTCGAATAAGTTCTGTGATGATCTTATCTTGCTTTCTCGTAATTTTATATCGGAAGATGCTACGACAGAAGATAAAGTAATTGATGACGATATTAGAAAAAGCAAGCTATCATGGATAGATGATGCAGACTTATCCGATATATTCTTCAAGTGTATGATCTTAGCAAATCAGGAAGCAGGTTGGAACTTCGATATCACAGGATGCGAGGTGATGCAGTTCTCAACTTACTATGAGGGAAACCACTACGGTTGGCATATAGATACTCTGGAACGTGAGATTATTCCTGAGAAAGTTCGTAAGCTCTCTTTAGTTGTTACTCTCAATGATGACTATGAAGGCGGTGAGTTTCAGTTTAGCTGGGGCAAGCCTTCAAAGTCTTACAACAAAAGAATTATAGATGTTCCTGAATTAAAAAAGAGAGGAAGCATTATTGTCTTCCCCTCTTATCTCTGGCATCGTGTTAAACATGTAACACGAAATGAAAAGCATTCTATTGCTCTGTGGGCTTATGGTCCTTCGTTTCGCTGATATCAACCATTGATACATCAGCCAGTTGAACTTCATAATTCATAATCTGTTCGTCTAACTTCTCACGTTGATATCGAAGAACTTCGAGCTTTTGCTCGATTGCTGCCTCTTTGTATTTGTTTGCCACACGCTCCGACATCTTAAAAGATTTCTCCATCTCCTTTGCAAAAGAAGAAGTATAAGAAGCGTAGTCATATGGTAGTGTTTTTGAAAAATAATTGATATGCATATCAACCTCTATTAGTTAAGCATTGATTTTATGTAAGCCTTTAAAAGCACTTACTATATTAATATAACACAAGACTCTTATTTTGCAACGCCTTTAAATTTTTCGAAGGTTCTGAGGCCTCCCAATCCCAACATTCCCATCAAGACAGGCATCATCTCTCCCATATCCATAGCAGGTAAATCCATTAAGTGTCCTGTTTGTGCAAGAATAAAATTAAGAATAGGAGTGATAACATACGTCCATGCGAGTGCAACTCCGCACGACCAGCCGATAAACGGTCTCCAACCGCTCACCCAAATAGAACGATGAGCCGCCTCAGTCTTGTTTATTTCTAGCTGACCCACATCAATCTTAGCGAGGTGTGCTGCTAGTTGCGACTCTATTTCTCGTTGAGCTTTTGCTTTAGCTTCTTTGTCTTCAGGCAGAAATCTTCCGACAATATCTGTTACAGCAGGAAGAATACTAGGTAAGAGTGCTTGTATCATTTCTTGCCAATCTTATTTTGAAAAGCGGTTGCACCAAAGTATGAGGCCACAAGACCACATAAAGCAAGATAAGCCATCTCCATAACAAGAGCTTTCTCGTATCTCTCAGGCCAGATTAAAACTGCCATAGTCATAGCTGTTATCAGAGTAAGAACAACCCAACACATTCTTCGTCTGTTAGATTGATATGCTTCTTTATCTGCAATATTTTCACTGTTTGACATTTTTAGCTCCAAACTTCTACTCTGGACTTTAGTCCTTTTTCATACTTTTCTAGTTCTTCAACTACCCATTCAGGAGTTTTGCATATATCACAACTGCAAGTCTTACAAACTTCTATCTCTCCATTTTCTTTGTCTACTTGCTTACGAAGAGAAGTCCAACAATGACGCTCATGACCACAGTTTTCGCATGTAATCTTAACACCTTCAGGAATAAATTTAAACATTAGGATGTGCTCCATTATGCATACGATACTGCCTATCTACATCTCGCTGCAGTTCTTTAATATTTGTTTTAATTTCTGAAATCTCTCTATTTTGAGCAGCTAGATTATCAGGACTTAGAATATCTTTAAAGACATTGAGTTGATTTCTAATAACACCTTGATGGCTTTCTAAATCATCAATTCTTTTATCTATAACTCTTAACCTTCTTTCTATGTCTAGCAGCGATTCTAGTATTGCTTTGATCTGCATCTTACCAACAGCGGCAGCACCAGCGACACTGAATATGATTCCACCAATCGTAATCAGAAACTTAATATCTATGGTTCCATCCATTTTAATATAAGCCTCTTGTTCCTGATTCTTTTAAATAAACGAGAAGAGCTATCATACCAATAAGAAATAAACTAACTCCTATAATTTTAACAGATTCGATTAATATTTTTTCCCACAGAGCTTTTTTGCCTAAAGCCCTTTGTAACTCTTCTTCTTTCTTCTTCTCTTTAGCCTTTCTGATTCTTTCTTTTTTCTCTTCAATTAATTTTTTCTGTTCCTCTAATATCTCATCCCATGTACCAGCACCGAACCTTCTATTTATTTCTATAGACAGCTTTTTAATCTCTTCATCATGCTGCTTCTCTGCGAGCTTAGCTGCTGCTACGTTAGCCAGTGATGTTTCATCTGAATCATCGCCGCCTATTCTAAGCTTTAAAAACTTTGCCCATTTATTATTTTTTAAATTCTTATTTTTTCGAGCATCTTTTACACGTCGCTTTGCTGCATTGTGCGTTGTAAATAGCTTATCAAGATGCCCTGCTATGGCACCTACATCATCAGCAGTTGCGAGAGCAGTCCTGACTCCGCTAACGGCAGACTTAACGGCGGCGAATCCACCTGTAATTGCCGCTAATGTAATCGGGTCCATTGAGTATACTCCTTTACGGAGTCATACTACTCCGCTTCGTTATTATCTAAGAGAGATATCAGATCATTTTTAATTCTATCTAGTTGCAGGTAGACAGCACTAACAGCTATTGATCCTGCAAACCAATCAGCGACTGCACCATCTTCTTCAAACGCAAGAAAGACTCCACCAACCATTTTATCATTTTCTTTGATAGATGAAAATATCTCTTCCATAGAAGAGACTAAACTTGCATGTGCGTCTTTAGTTTTTTGTTCTGATATGTTTTTATTTTGAACAGGAGAGATGGTAAAGTTAATAGGAAAATCTACAATATTACTATTATCGTCATCAGACATTCAATATTTCCTTCCAGTGTGGTCGAACATATCCTTTCTTAACTCTATCTCTCCAGATAGCTGCAACAAGCCCACCACAATGCATGTCAATTGTCATGTCAATAGTCTTATTATCCAGCATAGCTTCAATATCTTGAGCCATAGCAAGAAGCTCTCCTGTCACCCAGAACTTCTCTTCCTCGTCTCCGATTCCAACCTTGATCCATTTAGCACTGCCCGACTCTAACTTCTCTGTCTTATCTTCAGGCTCTCCCTCAATGCATCCATCAAATCCAAAGAGATCAAAGTTTCTAAATCCTAGTACATGAAATAAACCGACTGCTCTCGTAGCCGCACATGTTCCACCAGTGATCAACATAGTATCTCTGAGAGGAGGCCAGTGTTGAATAGCTTGCGAGAAAGCATCCCATCCATATGTGTTATCCGTCTTACTCAATAAGTAATCAACGACAGAAACATCTGTCATAGACGCTATAAAAAATTTAGTTTCTTTTGGAATCTTCTTAAAGAGATCACGGCGTTTCACTCCATGAGTAGACATTCCATCAATGGGTCTAGGATCGAGAACAATGCAGCCCCAAGGAGTAATACCTTCTTTCAATAGAATAGGAAGAGCATGTTTAACACAGACAACTAAAGCATTCTTTTCTTTAATTTTCTCCTTTAGCTTATCCATATTCTTTTTCAAAGATGGGCCAGCAGAGACAATAATCATATTCTCATCAGTAGGAGCACCAGTCTCCTTTATCCATCGATCCATCTTATTTTTATTTGCAGTGATGCTTTCCTGAATATACTCATCAGGCATAGAATCGTGCGGTTGAACCTTGATAGGTGTTCTGTCTTCTGTTGGAACAAGGAGCATCTCAGGAGGATCGTCAAGATTTTTATCACAGACAACCAGAGCAAAGTTTGTTATTCCTCCACCTAGTACTCGATCATTCGATCTTAAAATTTCTTTTCGATAATCAGGATCAACAAGATGATCGTATACGTGATTTGTTCCACACATTTCTGGATCGACTTCTTTACCTTCGGAGTCAGCAGTAAAGTAGTCATCAATAACAACAACAGGAATATGTTTTAGTTTAAGGTAATCAGAAGAACAAGTAGCGATGCTATGCCCACCGTCAATGTAAGCAAAATTAGGTTTAATGTTATGAGTGCTACAGAAATCATGATTGTGAACAAGGTTAAGAGTTTCTTTAGAATCTCCTGCAAAAAGACAGAATGTAAAAAACTTTCCATCTTCTCTTACTTTTTCTGCAAACTCAGTAAGTTTCTTTGTGACTTCTTCTTTTGTATGGTGAGCCTTTGTATTAAGTTCTGCTTTATCCGTTTCTTCTGTAGCGTAATCAAAAAGATCAAAACCAGTATAGTGAACAACATTCGATTTATTAAACGCCGCAGTTGCCATTTGTATAGCGCGATCACCATTCCACGTTCCTACTTCAAGAATATTATTACGCTCATAATAATCAATAATTGTATTTAAATACGCATACCTTTGTGGACCCATAGCTACTGTATCAACAGGCAATGCTCCATCATTCGCTTCCTTGTCGTACTTTAAGTTTCCTTTCTTGTGTTCGATGAACTTAGACAATCCGGTTGAAGCAAAGGCTGAGAGGTCTTGGCATTCTGAAGATAGATTATAAACATCTAATCCATGCTCTTCATGAATATTCATTAGACGTGTAAAGACAAATCCATCATGCCATTCTCTGTATCCAAAGACCTCATGACTTGTATACATTCCTCTGAAGTCTTGAAGAAACTCTAGAGCACGATTTGAATCTAGATTAAAGGAGAGAAAAGATGTCTCACTGTAATCTATTGCTGTTCTTCCTAAGTGAACTAATTCTGCTTCTACTGTAGGAATAGCGTACAGAGAAAGATCAGACCAGTCTAACTTATTATGAAAAACAGAATCAGCATCTAACCAAATTAGATATCCGTTATCAGGTGATCCTGTATCTCTTACCATAGAGAATGCTTGATTTGTAATAGCAAAAACTTTATTACAGAACTTCACTACATCCATACGATAATTGTAGCCGCCCTGCTGATCTCTGCCATCGAACTCAGCATTCATTGCTTTAAAGTCTAACAGGTCTTCATCGTTATCTAAAGATACATAACTTACATTGTCAGCTTTAGGAGCATTATCTGGAAGCATTCCATTATGATAATGCATATAAAGATCAATATCTTTATCAACATACTCAATAAAAGTATCTACAAAGTTCTTAGCATATAGCTCCCAGTCTTTTACATGAAAGCTGCTAATGATACTTAGTTTACTTTTCGAAGTCATCAGGGTAGGCCTCTCTTAGGTACTTACTATGCAAAGCATTTTTATATTGGGTTTTCCAATCTTTTGCAAATGGAACATTCTCATACTCTTTGAACCAAGGACCACCCTCTGAAAAGTGAATTGCATTTACATTAAAACTGTGTAGATACGTTTCAGTGTTTGGAGAGATGCCGGGAATATAATTCCATGACTCATCTATTCCTCCTATCTCTTCGTCTTTAAGCCACGAGAAGTTATGCAGGTCTCGTCCTGTTGCTGTGTTTGTTTTAAGAGGATCAAGTATCTGTTTGTTTGATGGATGCCCTACATTCCACAAAACAAAAGATGACCAGAGTTTTCTAGGATAAGAACTCTGTATCATTCCATCCATCTTTTTACTATTTTTTGGTTCGAAGTTAAACTTAACACACATCGCAGCGTACTTGTCATCGACTTGATCGAATAACTTATACAATGGTTTTCTAAACAAAAAGTCAGAGTCACAGAAAAGAACCCAACCATTCTCTTCATGATCATTCATTGCTAGATGAGGAACTAAAAAGCGAGTGTGTGAAAACTCAGTTGAAAAAGGTTTGCCATCCTCTTCATCCCAATACTGACCACCTTCATCAATACGCCACTTACGCCAGAACTTACCACGCTGACGTAGCTCACGATGTTCTAATTTTTGAATTGAAATATTAGAGGAGTTTTGTCTTTTTAGAGTGAACTCGCAGACATCATAGGCAGCTTGCTCACGAGAGTCATAGCCAACATAAACTAAATGAGAATCAGTCTCAGCCATCTTATATATACTTATTCCAATATAGTAGGGAAAACTATTTATAGGAATAAATTATAAGAATGTCAACCTTTACTGTAAGCAGCACCACCCATAACTCGTTCAAATAGTTCAGGCCTGACACCCTTTGGAACACGAGGACCAGTACCAAATCCAAAGGGATCAAGTGCTCTCATTGCTCTGTTGTAAGGAGTTTGTGGATTAATTCTGTACATACGAGATGGAGTCATGATATTATCAAAATCATGTTGCATTGTATGAAGATAATCTTGATAGTATTTTTGTAGGTAATGAGCCGCTGACCTTCCATCTCCATTTTTAGAAGCAGCCATGTATGCACCTAGATTTTTAGCCATTCTATTTGTGTATACATCTTTACCTTTCTTAGAACGATAAGACAAATAATTTTCTAGTCCTCGTCTTTCTCTAGCACGAGATATTGTAGTAGGAGTAAATCCAATTGATTTCATCATTCTTTCAGTCGCGTCGAGAGTTCCAGCAGGAAGAAGCTGTTGTCCTCGTGCAGTAAAGGTTCCTACTTCAGGCTCTTTATAGAGACCTTCATAAGCATTTCTAGCTGCAATAGGCATCACTCCAATAGCGGCTCCTAATAGATCACCATTATCATAAGCCTCTTTTGTTCCTGCTAACATATCATATGCTCTAGATGCAGCAGGTCCAGCAAAGTCTACAGGATCACCTCCCATTAGAAGTCGAAGAGGTACAACATCACCGTAACCTGTACGTCTCGAAACATCTGCACCTAGCATACGAGGAAGACCACGAAGAAGAGCATCTGTTGCGGTGTAGCCCATTGTCTCACCAAGAACAACACGAAGCTCCTCTTCAAAGTCCTCGCCAACCTGATCACCAAACTGCTCAGTGAAGAATTTAATTAGCTCCTTTAGGTTTTCCATAAACGGAAGACCCATAGCACCGCCAAATGCCATCATAGATAAAGTCATAGCAGCTAGTTGTTTCATAGCCATCTTACGAACAACGGGCCTATCTGCTTCTGGAACCTGTGCCATACGCCCGTTTAAGGACTTCAGGAAAGCATCTCCATACAGTCCTACCATTTGATACAGGAAACTTTGAAACTGCGTCACAACGCTCATTACTGGCCCCTGCATAATCGCTGGTCGATTCTCTTGTCCCATGTAAAACTGTGTTTTCTCAACGCCCATTGTACCTGCTAACTGAGCAAATTTTTCTGAGTCTAGTTGAGATACATCTTGCTCTCCAAAGCGAGTGCCTCCTAAATATGCTTCAAAGTTTTTTCTATTCTTAGGGTCTTTTGCTGCTCGATAAAAAGCTAAAGCTGCAGCGATACGGTTAGTGTTTTCAACGACACCAAAAGCGTAACCAGACAGATGAAGCAATGGACGTACTGGCCCTCGGATGTCCATCTGTTGTAAGGTCGATGCTCCTAGATCAATGTTTTGAATTGGTTGAATTACACCAGTTCTGAACAATTCAGCTAAGTACCTATACTCATCCTCTGTTATTGAATCAGGTTTCTTTGACATATCGACTTCAACTGTTACCGTTCCATCAGGAGCAGTTTTTGATGTAAAGAAAGAGAAGCCGTACTCACCTAAAGAAGTAGTATTCCCAGAACCAATCTGCTTTCCGTATAAAGAACCTGCGTCTTTTAAAGCTTTAGCAACATAGACACCTGAACTTCCTAGACCAGTGATTGCTCCTAAAACAGGATAGGTGGCTTGAAAAGTTTGTGTTAAGTTGACAACAGCAGAAGATACATTGAGTCCTAAGAACATGTGAAAAGCAAAAGCACGAGCTATAGGTGCTTCATTGTTCGGTGTGTTAATGTAGTTATAAATCTCTTCTGCTCTTTTGTAATATCTTGGTTGATCTTTGGCATCCTTTAATCGATCAAGACTTCCAAACAATTCTGGTTCTGTAAATAAAGAAGAAGCAGTATTTGATGTTGTATCAACAGCCCGAATAAATGAATCAAGTAAATAACTTCCATCGTTATTACGTTCATTTATATATCCGGGTATGTTTTGTCTTGGTTGAATTAATTTTTCTATTCTTTTTGCAAACAGCCCACTTTGAATTTCTTCAATTAACTCTTCTACATCCTTTTTAGAAGGAGAACCTGCTCTTCTTAAAGCTATCTCTTCAAGAATATTCATTGACTCAAACAAAGCTGCTTGCTCTTCAGGTTTCATACCTGCGAAGCTTTGCTTTTTCTTATCATATTCAAGTTTAAAATCTACAACTTCTTGACCCGGATACTCTTGTTGTATTTGTTCTTTAACTTCATTTATTCGTTGTTGTTTTCTCGAACCAAACCTATCTAAGAAACTAGACGGAATTGTTTCAAAGTAAATAACTTTACCTTCTCCATCTCTAACAATAATACCATGATCTCCATATCGATAGTTTGGAAAATAACCATCTATACGACTTGCTGTCAGACCTTGCACTAACCTTAAAACTTCCTTTAGTTTTGCGGGTGTGTCTTTTTTGCCTAAATACTCTTCCTTCAAAGCAGGAAAGGCCTTCATCTTTTCTTCAATAGAAGCACTTGCAAAGTCGTCTGTAAGTACAACTTCACCGTCTTCATTCCTAGTTAAAAATGGATTATTCTGTACATCCATAAATTTATTTAAATCAGCAAGAACACTTGAATACTCTACAGGTTGTCCAGCTTCATCTACTGTTCTAATAACATCGCTTAGACCACTCTCTTTTATGAACTTTCCATTTAGATATGAGTGAAGAATAGATGTAAAAAGATTATCACTTAAATGATTACTTGCTGAACGAACACCTGCAACTGCTTGAGCAACTTCTGGTTGATTAGATAATGTAAAAGAATAAGAATCTGGAAGATCAATTCCTAACTTAGCAAAGTCCTTATCTATAGAAGTAGTGCGTTCAAAAACATTTGGATCAAGACCAATTTTAGAAAACATTTTATCTAGGCTACCGTAAGTAGTTTCTAATTCACCCATTTTATCTAAAGATATGGTTACACTAACAGTTCCTGTTTCCATGTCTATCGTAGGTTCAACTTGTGCATTATTTGCTAATTGAATAACAACAGAAGTAAGTTGTCTCTGTTCTGCATTCAAGTTACGTAGTGCGTCAGCACCTTGTTTTACTGCAGCACCTTTAATGCTGTTACGAATTTGAATACGTTTTTGAAGAGCATTATAGAAACTTTTAAACAGTGGATTCTTCTGAGCTAGATCAGATGGATGAGATATTAACCTGCCTATCCATCCAAGATCACGAAGTGATTGATTAGCAAATGGATTAGAAAATACATCTGTAATACCGCCGTACTTTGGAGGCTGGTTCATAGAAGCATTCAACAATCCATCATAATTAGGAGCAGCATTAACACCTGCATACTTTGCTGCAGCTTCATTATCCAAACGTCCTGCCTGTCTAGCTAACTCTCCGCTATCAAGATCAGTAAACATTTTCTTAATAGTTTCTATTTCAGGAGTAGAATCGGGATCAGTAATAGTCTTAATAAAACCTTCTCCTCTTGCCCAGCTTGAAAAAGCTTCGAAGAAGTCTTTTAGTGTTTTAAGTTGCTTTCTTACTGGAGCATTCATTCCTTTGATCGGAACACCTGCAGCCCATAAAGCATATATCTGAGCTTGTGCTTCTTCTAGTTTTTCATTTTCAGGATACAGATCAAACCATTCTCTTGATATACCATTTTTTTCTGCAAATTTCTGAGTAATAACTCTATCAAGAAGTGCTTGTTGATCTTGAGTAAGAACAAGACGTTTTGCTGCATGAAATCCTTCGTGATAAGTAAGCCCCATTAGTCTTTGAAAATCAGTATAACTTTTTGGAAAGCCGTGCTTTTCAGAAGGAAGTACATCAGTTCTGATGGCAATTTCATAAGGAACTTGTTTAACTTTACCTATAGGCCCCATGTCTTCTACGTAACCATAAGGACTTTTTACCGCACTTGAATCTGGAGGAACGAAACGTGATCTAGCATGACCTAGAGTGGTTTCTGCAGTTACTTTATTTGCTTCTTCTCCAAATAAAATTACTATGTCTTCAGCCCTATCTCCTACTTTTGGGCCAAACATTCTTTTAAGAGCATTCTCAAATCTTTTTAAAGACTCAGCAGAAAACAAACCTTCTTCTGCTATTTTTTGATCCATGATAACTTTATTTTCTAAAGTTTTAATATCCTGAAGAGACGTTTCAGGATCATTTAAATCTATGAGCCTTTGAACAATATCTTGCTGTCTTTGTTTAAGAGGCTCTAATCTTTGTTCTAATTTTTCTGCTTTTTCTAAATATAAATTAAATTGCTCTTCTGTTAAATTTGGATTTCCGAGACGAACATTCTCTTTCTCAAGCAGCTTTTCAACAGATGTTATTTCACTGTCAAGAGCCTCTTGTTGTTTTTTAAGCTCCTCTATTTCTGCAAGACGTTGCTCTTCGTTATAAGTTTCTATTTGTTGTGGAGTAGGTTTAGTCGGAGGAGGAGGAGAAGCAACGCTTTCTACGTCAGGAGCACCTTCTTTTGGAGTATTTTCCGCTTCTTCAATAACGTCTGGAGTTATCTCATCTACAGGAGCAGGATTATCAACTATAGGATCAGCACTGGGAGGAGCATCTTGTTTAGGAAACGCTTCTTCTACTTCTGCTTCTGGTTCTGGTTCTGTTACAGCCTCTGGTTCTGGTTCTGTTACAGCCTCTGCTTCTGGTTCTGCTTCAGGCTCTGCTTCTGGCTCTGCTTCTGGCTCTGCTTCTGCTTCTGCTTCTGGTTCTACTTCTGCCTCTGCTTCAGGCGCTGCCTCTGCTTCAGGCGCTGCCTCTGGTTCTGGTGCTGGCTCTACTTTTATCTTAGTTTTAATTTTATTTCGAAGCAGACTCATACGAAATTCAGTATGAGACTTTCCTATTGCGTCTGCGAAAGTAGCTATACTCTTTTCTAAAGGCTGCAGAAGTTTCATAATTTCTTTATTAGATATTCCAGCCTCTCTTGCATTCTTAATATGCTCAAAAAAAGAATGACGTAATTTTATCTTTGCTTCAGAATCAAGACTGCTATCATTTTCTATAGAAGCAATAACTTCATTTTGATTACTATCAAAAAAATTATGATCTGTTCGTAGGCGAACACGTTCATATAATTCTGCCTTACTAGACTTTCCTTTATCTACATCCTCATATGCTTGTGTAATAAAGTTATCTAGTTGAACTACGCCTTGAGGACCGAAACGATCATAAACAGCTTCGATCTCTTCAAAAGTGTAAGCTTCATTTGTTACTGGATTATCAAGAGAAGACAACCAATCACGAGAATCCCTTTCATACTTTGTCATGGGATTTGTAACGTGACGCTTGTATATTTCAGACAGTTGTTGAGAGGTTAGCTTTTGAAGCTGATCTGCATCATACATTGGAGAACCGTCTTCAAGTTTTTGTTCAGCTAGATAAGCTAAAACTTCAGGACCGCCATAAACATTCTCCATGACTGACGTAGTAACAAGCTCATTTGCTCTTCGTACACGAGCTTCTGCATTATCTATAACTTCTTGCAGTCGAGTTGCTAAAGCTTCATCACCGTTTGCTAATGCTTCTTGTTGTGCAGTTTCTGCAGACTCAAGAGTATTTACGTCTTTACTTACCTGACTGATGACTCCTTGATATTCTTCAGAGTTTGTGTAGTCATCAAATGCTTTACGAACACGGCGTGACTTTCTAAGACTAAAGCTTTCGATAATGCCAGTCAAAGCACCACCAGCACTACCGCCATATAAGCCTTCTTCTAAGACATCAACGTTAACTAAATCCGCATCTGGATTATAGATATATCTTTCAATTGCATTCTGACCAATTGCAGCAACAGCTTCTTGCGATCCTTCTAATCCTGTAGCCTTTGCAATCTTCAGACCAAAAGCTTTAAATGGTGCTTGTTCAATACCTAGATTACGAGCAAGATCACCACGAGTTAAACTCTTTTTTCCAGCTTCTCTTATATTATTTTCTATTGTTTTCTGTAAGAAACTGTCTCCTCCAAACGCTTTCCGAACTCTGCCAGCTATTTTTGTTGGAAGAATACTTTCGAATCCTCCTAAACCACCTCCAAGCAATGTAGATTGAGTTAACTGTTCTTCAGTAGCACCTGCTTCTTCTGCACGGTTATATGCTTCACCCGCTCCAGCCCCAATTCCAAGAGTAGCAGCAACTCCGAAAGAAGCACCTCCGCTAATCGGAGCAGCAACAATGGCTGGTACAGTAAAACCTAAAAGAGAACCAAAAGCTTGAAACCACTTAAAATACTCTTCTTTACCGGGAGTTGCTTTTATTTCATCAGCACCCTGTTGTAGAGCATCTCCTGCCATACGAAGCCAGCCTTCGTCATCTCCTGTAGGATCAAGACCAGCACGTTCTGCAAAACGCTCCATACCAGTTAGGGCCAATCCAAAAAGACCTTGACCACCAGAACGAATAGCAGCAAGAGCTTCTCCAAGATAACCTCTATCAGGAGTTCTTTCTATTTCTTCAAGGGGAGTAAACTTAGGAGGAGAAACTTGACCTTCTTTCATCTTACCTAAAAGACGATCAATGGCGTTTAGTTCCTCCTGTATAGGACTAAAGTTAGGATCGTTTAACTGAGCTAGAATAACAGCATCCTGAGTATCTTGGCTTGTATACTCATCAGGCAGTTCTAGCCTTCCCAGATCAGCAAGGTCAAGAAGCTGTGCCATTATTTAGATGTTCCTGATACTAGTTACGCCATACTTCTGTAAATTCTCTGGAACAGCACCGCCCTCTGCAAGACCAGCAGAACCCATTCGAGCTAAGACACCAATATTTTGCATGATTCTTGCTTGTGCTTCTCGTTTTGCCTCTGGTGTAGCATCTTCATTTCCTAAGATTTCCATTGAGTCTTGCTCATTCATCAACAGCATCTTATAAACTTCAGGAACTTCTTTTAGTACATCTAGACCAAACTGTCTGTCGTCTTTCATTATCTCTCTCATAAGTTTTCTAGAGTCTAAACTAAGCTTTGCTACTTTAGCTTTATAGTCTCGTGCAGCTTCTAGTCTTTTTATGTCAGGCAGCGCACCCGCATATTTTGCTTCCATCATCTTTAACGCTCTTTCTTCAGGTCGTTTTATACCTGACAAGAGTTTTGCAGCAAGTCCTCTGTCTGACTCACGTCCTCCGCTTAAAGCAAGACCAGCGGCAGCAAGACCGAACCAATCTGTAAGGTCTGTTTTTTCTTTTGATTCTTTTTCATCAGTTTCTTTTTCTACTGCATCTGATTTCTTTATAAGATCAGATGCCTTTTTACCGGGACCATAACTAAAATCATCTACGTTTTTGTACAGATTTTCAGGATCAAGCCAGCTTAAATCTTCTTCTTGAGGAAGCTCTAGCACTTTTGTCATATACTCATTCAAACGTCTTTCATCATCCCTTTGATTTTTAATTCTTTCGTCCGTTACTTCGCTATCTGGTTTTCCCTTATACGGTTCGGTGCTTCCTTTCCATTGATCAGCATAGGCTTCAGCCCAGTTGCCCTTAGTTTTTGAACCACTTGCTGAAGGTGAAGTATCTTTAGGTCTTGTACCCGGAGGAAGTGCTCTAGGTTTTGGTACTACTGGCGCACCTGATCCTACTTGATTTTTAAAAGCTGGTCTTTGTAGATAGGGAGGAACAACTCCTCCTTGAGCTTCAATTGCTTCCACAACTGCCATACGATTTGGATCGTTTGGAGGAGCACTTTTAGCCTGTTCTGCTAATTTATATAACTGCTTTAACTTCAAACCGCTTAACATAGCAGGTGGAGCAGTTACTGGCTGAACACCTCCACCATTAAAGTAAGAAGCAACAGGCTGTCCAACCATACTACTAATACCCTCTTCGTCTCCTACACTTTCTGTGTACTGTTGAGAAGGAGCACCACCAAAGGCAAGACTGACAATACCACCATCATTGAATAATCCAAATCCTTTACCCAATGCACCAGCAGCCGTTGCAGTTCCTAACAAAGCTTGTGTTGGACTATACGGAGTCATAGTTGATTGATAAGTATTCATTGGCGGTTGATATCCACGAATAATACCAGAATAAAAACCAACCTGTCTGGCAGGATAATCTGCTTCACGTTGAAACTCTTCAAGTCCACGAGTGATCTGTTCTTGTTCTAAGCCACGTCTAGCTTCTCCAGCACCCAATTGAGTTCGTAGTCCTGAATAGGTAGCAGCTTGCTCAGTTGTACCCAGTCCAGCCATTTGCTGACCTGCCGCTAGTTGTCGTTGTCTTTCTTGCATTAGACGCTGTGTAGCACGATCAAATGCAGCAGCGGAACCACTTGTTTGAATATCAGCAAGTCGTTGGCCTAGATTACGTTCAAACTCAGCTTCCATGAGAGCACCACGCGATCCACCAAAAGCACCAGACCTTGCAGCTTGAGCCTGTATCTGTTGCCTTTGTGTCGATGCTCTGCGTTGCTCTTCTCGTATAGCAATGTCCGTAACTGCTTGTTGAAACGGATTCATTGCTTGAGTTATCTCATCTCCTGTAATTGATGTCCCACCAGTTCGAGTAAGGTCTTGTCCTTCTGTAATTGCAGACAGTCCAACTTTTGCCGTGTCTGCAGATGCTAATGAATCAAGAGCTTCTTGTTGAGCAGGATCAATATCTGCAATTGTTTCTTTTCCAATTTCTTGCAGACGTGCTCTATCAGGAGGTGCTTGATATGCCTCTTCAGACGCAGTTCTGGCCCGTTCAAAAACCTCTGTAAGATACGGCTTAAACCACTCAGGTATCTCAGTCTTACTGACTACCTGTTGAGCCGGGGCTGGAGCAGGACTTCCACCACCACCACCTTTACCCATGAGAGCCTCCTATTAATTCTTTTTCTGCAATAAAAAAACTTTGCTTAAATCCGTCTTTTTTCATTCTACGAACCCAACCTTTACGTCCACCAGATGAAATTAAATTACAGCTATTTACTTTTGCAAAATCTTCTAGCTGTTTTATCATTACATCATACCAATTGTTTAACTTTTCTCCTGCACACAATAAAATTGTAAGTGCTTTTTTTCGTGGATAGACAGTAAAATGTGTTACTACAATTCCATCTATCTTTTCATTGTCTCCATCAAAAGCAATCCATAAGTGCATTGCATCGCTGTGAAGTGCTTCAATAATATCTTCTTTGTAGTATCTTCCACCTGTATGGGGAATTACTTTTTCTAAATATTTATTTATATCTTCGTCTTTTAGTATCGGAGTATAATTAATAAGATAATTAGAAATTAAAGTTGCTCTATACATTCTAACTCATAAGTGAACCAAGTGAACGATTAAGCGGTCCCGGCTGTTTAGAAGTTCCCATCTTTTCTTTACGAACATTTTTCATCAAGTTGTAAAGTTTCTCATGACCCCTAGTTAGATCACCATTGCCTAGTTCTTGAACTACAGGTTTAGGAACAACAAACTCTCCACGAGACAGACGAGCCGCTTGCTTACCTCCTATTGTAGCCTGAACCAGATCATCAAGTCCAGCCCCCGGACCTCCTACCAATCCTTCTAATCCACTATTAACTACGTTTCCTTCACGATAATTTTGACCAGCCTTTCCACCCATGCCTAGCTCATCTCTTAGTCTTTGTGCTCCAGCTACAGTATCTCCATCTCCAATAGCAGATGTTACATCAGCCGTTACAACAAAGTCATCTTCATTTACTCGTGCTGGGCCTCCTTTAGCAAAAGGCTGCTGTGGCTGATACCCTAGAGTATAAGGTTCGTAGAAGGTACGACTTCCCGGTCCCGCACGTTGACGATCTAACGGAGCCATAGGTTGTATGGTATAATCACCTACTCCCTCTATATCAAACTCTGCAGGTTCTGGTTCTTCGGGAGTTAAGACAGCTTTAATACCTTCACCAGCCGCACTTGTTGCAAGTCTGGAAGTAGGAACTGCTCCTAGTTTTTGTAGATAAGTTGGAACAGTTTGAGGAACTTCATATCCCGGTACGGCAACATCTCCAGCATCGATAAGTGCAAGTTCCGGTCCTAACTCTCTTGTAGTTGCTTCTGCTACAGGAGCCTGTAAAGCATCTACTGATGAAAAAGTGTCAGCTAACGTGTCACCGCCTAACATATCATCAAGTCCTACTGCCTCTCCTATCTTACCTGCACCATAAGAGAACAATCCAGCAAGAGCAGCATCACCTATAATTTCTTCTGGTCTTTTACCCTCAATAGCACTCACTGCTCCACTAGCTACTGCAGAAGCAGCTATTGGATTTAATCCGATACTGCCTAAGAAGATTCCACCAGCAATACGCCCTAATGCTGACATAATTCCTCCAATTCCGTATCTCTGATCTACAGGAACATCAGCAATACCACCACTAGCCATTGCTCTAGGACGAGGTATTCTAGGCGCAGTTGGTGGTGTTCCTGAAAAATTTGAGTTTCGTGGAAATAGAGCACCAGTTCCTTGTTGTAGTCTCTTCACATCTAAGTTACTTGAACCAAACTTATTTAATCCTAAAGCTCCTGCAAAACCAGTATTTGCTCCTCTTATAGGATCAAATCCCGCTCCTCTTATCTTAGCAAGCATTTCTAAAATACGTTTTCTTTGTTCTTCAGAAAGTTGAGACAGATTAGGAGCACCTGTATTACTTACAGTAGGCGCAGTTCCTGTTGGAGCAGTACCTGTTGGAGCCATTCCTGTTGTAGTTACAGGAGTGTTTTGTAATCCTCCTGTTCCAAAATCACTTATCATCTGAGCCATCTAATGAAAATCCTGCCAAGTTGTTCCGTTATATCCTTGAAATTTGTTAGTTGAAGAATTAAATCTAATATCTCCTGATTTAGCTGTGACCGCACTGCCTGTGTCTCCTACATTAATTCTTCCATCTATCTCTATACTGCCATCTGTATCTTTCTCTACCTTACGCTGCTGAAGAACAATATCAGCTTGATTGTTTTCTCTTATCAGAGTCGTTGCCCATTCAGCAATAATTCGATATAAAGTAGAACTTATCTCATTATCAAATTGATATGGAAATCTGGGAAAGTTTGGAAATCTTGCCATAACATCTAACGCTTTCCATCAGGCATCATATCTAATCGAACAGTACCAAACTTCCATTTTGTTTGAGCCGTTGACGTAGCTATCTTTAATTTACCGCTACGTCCTCTTGCTCTTGGTCTAATTTGTTTTGTGCTTTGATTTACAACAAACGGTCCCTTTGTTATTTCTGAAGAAGTAGGATGACTTTTGGTTATTAAACTGACATCCAAAGTTCCAACAGAAACAACAAAATCTGGTATCATTCTATCTATATACATTATATCGTCACCATCACCGATATCAAATTCTCCACTTTCAACAAAAGAGGTTAAAACAGAGCCATCGGCTGTATATACGTTTGACGGTTCATTGTCATATAGATAACTATAATTGGGAGGATTCTCTCCTAATGATACTGAAACACCTGTAGTTAGTACATTATCAAATACGTTTGCATCTTCCCATGATGTCCAAACAGCTTCTCCATAAGTCCAGTAATTTTGAGAAGGACTAAAAGAAACATATCTATTACATTCTTGAGCACCTGCTGAACAATATAGCCATGTAACTTCTTCAAACTCAGAGTTAACACCAGCATATACTTTTGCAGCTTGATCGTAATTAAAATCTTCAAAGACATAAGATCGAACAGTACAAGGCAAAACATTTACCTGACCTGAGAACATGTAAAAGTTTCCTTCTCCCATCCAAAAACTTTTACCGTCTAGTTCTGCTGCTGCTGTACGTGATATAACTCCACAGTTGTCTCCAAGCTTTGTAGTAGCAAAGACAAGAGGAGAACCTACAAACTGCATTCCATGCAAAGTTTTATCTGTCCAAATTAATATCTGATTACTGTAAGGAAGAGCACATTTAATTTCTGATCCTCCAGCCAGTCGAACATCTCCAGCGGTATTTCCTACAGATGGAGTCCAGTCATCATAGTTTTCTTGAGCACTCCATCTAACAAGCAATGGATCAAATGTGCCTGTTAAATCTGTAGAACCTAATGCAAGAACATGACGATCTATAGGACTGACCAATACACCATTTGAAACAGTAGGAGCCGCGCTTACAATAACAGCTTCTGTTCCCGTTCCATTTGACTCATCCCATCGATATATACGTCCTTCGGGAAAAGCATTTATAAGTAAGTCTTCTCCAAAAGGAGAGAAAGTCCACTTGCGTAAATCTAAAGTAATGTTTGTTACTGTTGCTGGCATGTTCCATGCACGAACACTAACACCAGCATCTAAACCACCATATGTTCCTGCGTTATAACCATACCCACCTGTTTGAGCAAAAGAACCAGAAGTTAATCTGTAATTAATTGTCGCGTTTCCTGCATTGACAGAAGTTGAAACTGCAGCGGAAACATAAGTAATTTCAAAAGAATCAGCATCAACTACACTTACTTGATAATCTCCATCAAAGTAAATATTACCTCCAACAGTAGTAGCATCTGTAATATTAATATAACTTCCTGTTTGAATATTATGAGCAGTTACGCTAACTATTACATCCGCACTTCCAATACTTGTATTGAAACATGAACTTACAGATACCGTACTAGTAATAGGAGTGATGTCATAAAATTGACCACCTGTTTCTACATAAATTTTATGTTCTGTACCAATTCCTGCATACTTAGTTGTATCAAGACTTGACCAACTCATTAATTCACGGGCTGTTCCAATAAAGGTACTTGTATTTCTTTTTTGCCATCCTCTTATGTTTTGAGGTTTTCCATCTCTAAAACGTACACGATTGCCGTCATACCAACCACCTTCTGCTGCGTATGGTGTTGTTTCTCTTGTGATACCCGGACGAAAATCGTATTTAATTGTCTTAGTGTCTGTAGACATTACTTATTACTTTGGCAAGTTAGAAAGAACTTTATCAAGTTTAGTTTCTAAACGATCAAATCTCATTAAAATTTGATCAATATCTTTTTCAACGCTTTCTTTTGTTGCGTATCTCAATGCAGATGTCTCACGAGTTTCAGAAATTTGTTGTTTAACATCGTTTAAAGATGTTGTAACTCCTCTTGTCCACCAAAGAAACACACCAACTATAAGAGTAAGCATTGCGTTCCATAACATAGTAGGATCATCCATCATGTTATTTTAAATCCTTTAAAATAGCTATATCAATTGCAGAGACTCCTCTGACAAAATAAGATATAGCATCTACTGCACTAGCTGATTGAGTTAGCCTTATTGTACTTCCTTTGGAAGTTTTCCAAACATCTGAGAATGAAATAGTATTAGCTCCTCCACTATCTTGAACAACATAAATAATTCCAGACTGTCCTTTATTTAAGTTTAAAGGAGTTTGAACAGAAACATCACCTTTAGTATAGACAAAAAAGTTATTACTCTGTAGTAAGTTGATTTGATGATCACCGCTTACACTTGCTTCTACGAATGAAGCAATTGCTGCACCGCTTACTGAAACAACTGACTCAAATGTAACTGTAGACTGTGCTGTAATATTAGTTCCTACAATAGACGTACCAGACACAGTACCGCCTGTTATGGTAGAAGCGTTTATAGTTGATCCACTAATTGCTGCGCTTGTAATAGTAGGAACATTAATAGTAGTCGCAGACAAACTAATTACTTCACCTGATGATTGATTTACTGGAGTAGTAACAGGATTAACACTAACACCATCTGTAAATATTACTGTTGTACTACCTTGAGGTACTTCAAAACCATTTGTTTCTGAAACATTTTTAAGTGTTACAGCAAAACTTCCAGAAGTATTATTTCTAACTATGTAAGTTTTTTCAATATTGTCAGGAACATTCACATCAACACTTGAAGTAAGTGTTCCATGTAAATACAAAGCTGCTGACCTTGCTTCGTCTGCTGCTCCATTATTTGTTGACAATGTGTGACTATCAGCAGCAAGACTAATTGATGTATAAGAACCTACAGCTTGATCTACTAAATCAATCACATTTGAATTTAAACGATCACCCCAAGACCCAGCATTTTCACCGGAACCTTGTTTTTCTAATCGTAAGTTTGTTGAATAAGTGCTAGTCATCTATTTTAAGTCCCACTAATTAGATTGTCTTCGCCTCCTGATGGATTAGCAGCAACAATCATGTCATCACGTCGAGTACGTCTAGCTTCATTATTTAAAGCATTAACCTCTTCTTTGTAGCGTCTTTCCCAATAAGAAACTGCTGAAGGATTCTTCATATAATAACATGCTTCAATTAGACAAGCATAGAGCAAAGCATTAGAAGTATAGTCAGTAAAATAATTTGTTTGATTAGAATCAGCAAGAGGAGTCGGTTGTGCAATATATTCCATTTCGACTGTACTTGCAGAGGAAGGAGCAGGAGCTACTAATATAGTATCAAAACCAAAATTAGAATAATAGCGAGGTGATCCCACAGAAGCTCTTACAGGCCAATAATCATTAACATACTCATTAGTAGCTTGTAAAAGTTGAATACGATTTCCTTCAGCAGTTCTGTAATTAACAGAACGAATAATAGCAGTGCTTTCTGGCTTGCTTAAAAAAGGATCACCTACATTAAAATTTGTATTAGCATATTTATTTAATCCTAAAGAATCAATTTCTCTAAATAATCTAAGTTCACCCCGTTCAATAAAAGAAGGAACAGCATCAGAAAATTCTGTACCATCATTTTCTAAAATGTCTTTTATTTGACTTTGAAGAGTTGTGTAAGTTAAAGACATGTTCTTTCCTTATAAAGGCCTCGTTACTGTTGTCCAAGCTTCTACAGAAGCATTCGTAGGAGTTTGATACCAGACTAATCCTGTTGCTTCATCAAAGGTAGCGTTCAATCCAGTAACGATAACATTAGCAGTTCCTGATATTGAATAATCTCCTAGATTAAAAATTGCTGACTGACCTGACAAATCTACATTTGTTAATATTTCAGTAGCAAAAGAACCATCTTCATAAGCAGCCGCAACTCCTACCATAGTAACAGCACCGCCGCCTGTGGCTCTCATTACTCCATTATTAGCTATAAAACCTTCACCGCTCAAACTTACATTTGATTGAATCGTGTTTGTAATTGTTCCTGTATTAAAAGTGGCATTTACACCACTCATAAGTATTTCTATAGAAGGAACAACAAGATGAGAGCCTACATTAAAGAAAGAAGACTGTCCGGTTACTGCAACCTCTGCTCCACCTGATACAGTAACAGTTCCAGTATTTGCATTAAAACTAACTCCCGTTACATCTACAGTAAAATCTATTCTTGGAGATAACGAACCTGTTAGAAATAAAGCATTAACACCACTAATTGTAACAGTATTATTAGGTACTACTGTGCTTTCAGCAAAAGCTGTTTGAGAAAATGTACTAGAGCCGAAAGTCATAATTAATTCCTATAACAACTCAGGCCAGTCATACATTGGTGCATTGCCCGTAGGCCTACCGTCACTGTCTACAGGTGCATCAAACAACGCTTTGAACGTTGCAAATTTGTTAGCTACTTCAGCCTCGTAATCAGATACTACTTTTCTATCAGCATCAGTTTTATCTTCTTCTTCTTTTGCTTTTATTGTTGCTAAATCTGAAGGAATAACTATATCTGTAATATCTGTTATAGACTTTTCAATAGCTGCACATTTAGCAATTACAGCCGCACGATAAGTTGCCACATTCGAATCAATAGCACGATCACGCTCTGCTTTAGCAATCACTTGCCAATCTGTAGGAGCTAATAAAGTATTAGCTGTTTTTTTTGTTTTAGCGATCCACTCTGATTTAAGGCCAAGCGTTGTAGTCTCTACACCGTCAACAGTTTCTGTAACATCATCTAAGTTTTTAGGCTTAGAACTCCAAGAACCATCTAAAGACGGTCCACTTACTTGATAAAACTTACTATCAGGTTTAATTTGTATATTTACTTCTGTAAGACCATGAGCCGCTTTTTCATCAGTTGACCATACAGATGCCCAATTAGCTGGATGTTGAATACCATTATCATCAGTCCAAGCTTTTCCGGCTTTAAGTTCTTTTGTGTTATTTAGTACATACATCTCTATCTCCTAGTGTGCAGGAGCAGGTGTGGTTCCTGCAAAGGGGTACTCTGCCCAAGCTGCGTAGACCAGAGTGTTACCTGATCCATTAATAGCAGCTTGGCTATCTTTGACTTTAAATCCATTACTTAGTACATCTATGATGTAATCCGATGAACTTTCGGCGTTTGCTGAGTTGAGATACAAACGGTTGTTCAGTGGGTTCTGAGGATCAATAACTGTGGTCTTAGAAATCCAATCTCCTGTTGTACTTTTTTGCTTAATAATTACATAAGCAGGTTTAAAACCTAAGTCCACAAGCGTAGGCCCATCAGAACTTGCATTTCCGACATAACTACCGAAAGCGGAATGACCCTCGATTGCTCTAAATGCATAAAATGTAAAGGTAACATTATTGCCGTTCACATCTGAGTTTGTTCCTATTGTAAAAGTATCAGAAGCATTGCCGGGTGTTACACTATTCCAAAGAGAATTATCTCCAGTACCTGCGCTGGTTGAACCGTCTGTGGAATTTAGTCTTAGATATTCGTTGCCAATTTCGTTATGCCACACGGCCCAATGTCCAGTGCCTTGATTTTTCAAGAGGAGCATGTCTATATTCGATCCAAGCCCATGACCAACAGTCCGAACAGCCGCCGTTTCGGAAGGCGTGGTATACTCGCCAACTGCGAATCCAGCGGTTGTGTTAACATTAACGGTGCTGTTTATAGAACCATCACTATTGGTGCTGCCGCTGGTGCCGTCACCTTTCCATTGCCATGCGATATAGTCTTCAGTGTTGGTATTTACCTCGACATTGTTTCCAACAGTAAATCCATTGACATCAAAGGTTGATAGGCCCTCGGTATCAGTATTCTGTGCAGCGTTAGAATTACTATGAAGGTCTTTCGTTGCTCCTCGAACAGCATCATAGAGCATGTGGTTGTCAGCTTGATCTCGGTTTTTAATCCAAACAAAATCAGGTTTGAAACTACTGTTTCCTGACTGATTTACTTCCTTGCCACCGCTGCCAATTGCTGTGCCATTACCTGCATACTTTGTAGGTTGAAAATGTGCCGTGCCGTCTTCAATGCCTAGTGAAATTTGTTCGCTCAACAATAGTGCTGATATACCAGAAAAGCCTGTGCTTGGCGTTTTACTAAATGTACTTGCGCCAAAGTTAGCGACTAAGGTTCCATCATCGTTGCAATGTATGCACGGCAAATACCTGCCGCCATTGGCTGTCGCTTGGGTAAAACTATAAGTTCCTAACGATGATCCTGAATTGTTGAACCACTCCAATTGATCGTTATCTAAATCAATTTCCATTGAGAACGTTTGACCATCTGTTCCGCTGCCACTTGTAATTGTAGCAACTTGACTACCGTTATTATACACTTTCCCATCATTACTACCGCTGATCATAGCACCAATTCCATTGTTCCAGAATTGATTAGAATTACCATCAGTGACATTTCCAACAGGAATTATTCCCAAACCAAACTGGTCAACGGTGTTTGTCAACGTTACTTCATAGTGCCATTTTCCTGAAGAAAATCCTACCGAACCATATACATTCAAAGCAGACCCGCTGCTTTGTACGACTTTAAGATTGCCTTCTGAATAGGTAGCAACGCCACCACTGCCGCCATACTCCAGCGGAGTCAGTACGCAGTAATTCTTAGTTGGCGAGTCGTTGGACTGCGTGGGTGAATTTGTATCTACAAACGAATTATTAATCGCATATGCAGCAGTTGGTGGTGTAAAATTACTAGAATAGATTCCTGTTCCGTTTAAAAAAATCCACTCATCAAGCCATCCATTCAAAGCAGCCACAGGCCCAGCATTATCAGTACAACCAAATGTAACAGCATGTCCTGCATCATTTACTGTGCTACTATCAGATGTTCCGCTACCTAACTGAGTGCCATTAACGAACAAATGAATGTTTCCACCTGTGCGTGATGCAGCTAGGTGATACCAAGTATCACCAGATGGAGACCAAGATTCTGCAATAGTAACTTCATTAGAACCTGTTGTAGAAAGAACCATTCTAAGCTCAGAAGAAGCATTTTCATAGTAAAATCTAAATTCACGCTGGCCCGCTGCCAGCCGCCATTTTGCAATAAAAGTTGCATCTCCTGACGGTGCTCCATTAAAACGAACCCAACCTGCTAGTGTGAAATTATTAGAACCAATGTCTAAACTTGAATCGTCAGCAACAGATACTCTGTCATTTGTGCCATCCAAAAGCAAAGATGCTCCACCAAACTTAGACTGAGCCGTGTCAATTTGAGCATTATCCTGTGCAGTACATGACTGACTATATGGACTATTATCAGTCATGGTAGTAGACCCATCAGTTCCATCAAAGTGCATCAACAAAGAGGGAAGAGCACCGGGAGAATTTGTAGTTGCTGAGTTATCCAACCCTAAAAAGGAACTGTCAGTGAACGGTAGGTAAAAGCCGTTGTTGCCAAAATCAGAAATTGAGTTTGAAATTGAAATTGGACGCCAAACGCCGTTGTTGTCCGTTTCGCCAAAGCTGGTTTCGTCAAGTTGCTGACCATCAACAAAGACAAACTCACTAAAATAACAGTCTGCATAATTGCCCGAGGGGGAGGATTGTCGTCGTCCGATATTGAAGGTAGCACCGCTGACATTGATTTTTGTCCAAGTCTTGCCAGACCTTGAGTCTGTTGCAAAACTTGTGACTTCCGAACCATTGATATAAAGACGAGCGACACTACTCGTACTGTTGCTTATCACAATATGCTGCCATGCATGAGGATCACGGAAGACTTGCGTCGTTTTAAAAATGTTAGCTCCAGCAGAACTTTGGATTGCTAATGTGTCATCGCTGCCAAAGTATAACCAACCGTCGTCGTTGCTATCGAATCCAATCACGGTTCGTTGGTGACCTAACGTCCCGAGTTTAATCCAGAAACTTAGCGTCCACGTCTGCTCAGTGGTTGGCGTACCTTGAGTTCTGGTAAAATACTGACTACTACCATCATCGAGGACAGTACTGTTATCAACTTCAAAAGCTGTAGTAGTACCACTAGACCCTAAAAGGAGATTATTATTAAATACCATTTTATTTCACATCCAAGCTTGCAACTGCATGAACAGCAACAGAAGTGTAAGTAATATAATCAATTCTATCTACAGATGAAACTGCAGTACTAAGAGTAGGAGCAGTTCCTCCTACAAACTTCCAGTTACTGCCGTATGATAATGTGCGACTTCCTGTTCCATCTTGAATTACAAAAATAGAACCTACTTGTCCGGGTACACAATTTGTAGGACTTTCTAATGTTCTATTGCCACCAAGTTGAACAGCAAAGTTTTGCCCATCATTTAGGCTTATAGAAATACTAGCAGCATCAGTTAAACTTACAATATCAGCTACTGCTGCTTTTTCAATATGTAGATTTTTACCTAAAAGACTGTTTGTACCTACAGCAACAGCACTTACATAAATATCTGTTGCACTTACTGTACCAGTAATTGTTCCTCCTGCTAAAGGAAGATGATTAGATATACTGGTAGCAAGAGTAGCGGAAAGAGAAGCAACAGTAGAAGACGTTGCAACATCTGCACCGCCTTTAGTAAGTGTTCCTGCATTTAAACTTGTTGCAGAGACTGTAGCAAAATTAGGAGAACTACTTACAGCAACAGACTTGTCAGAAGGATAAGTAACAAATACATCTTTAGTACCTGCTGATAAATCAACCGCTGATCCAGAGTTGGATGATTGAAGAATAGTAGTTCTTGCTAAAGTAGTTCCAGAAGACGTATAAGTTCCGATGCCTACTTCCCACTCTCCTACGCCAGAGTCTTGACTAACTAAAGCATAGTAAGTGGTATTTCCATCACCAATTGCTGCAAAAGTTTGAAAACCTGCAGCGGCTCCTGCCAGAGTTAAAGTACCTGTTCCAGTAGTTGTTGTAGTCTCTTTTACTCTATCTTTTAAAACAAGAGCCATAACAAGTTTTCCTTACTTAATACTAGTTAAGGCGAACAATAGCAGCAGCACTTGTAGCAGAAGGAATCGTTAGCTGAAAAGTACCGTTAGTGACTGCTTTGTCTCCACCAAAATCATACACAGCAATAACTTTGTTACTGTTAGTTGCATTATACATCACTGCACCACGAGCAGTAAAGGTAACGCTTGTCCACTGAACGTCATCAAAATCAACAACTCCAGAGGAACTTACATTTGAAACAGTTACGTTACTAACCGTAGTTCCACCAGTAACATATCCACTGTCTCCGCTTCCATCACTTGTTCCTGAAATCTCTCCGCTAATACTAGCAAGAGTATCTGGACCGCCATTTGAGGCACTTCCACTAGACGAAACAAGAGCAATTTTAAGTGTGTCAGAAGGAAGATTATGTTGCTCTAACATAACATCCTTTTTAAAAACAATATTTATACCAGACGTAATAGCCATTTTCTAACTCCAAAATTAAGGATTTAATATTACAGTATCATTAGGCGACCACTGAGCATCTGTTGTTGTGCTTGTGGTTGCCATTACAGTATCAGGACGTGCGTCCTTCAATACAATCTTATTTCTTATTACTGGAGACTTATTTTGAGGATGATTTTTTATATCATAAAGACCATCTGTTTCAGTTGGTCCTACAACAAGTCCAGTAGATTCAATTATACGCTCTTCATAAGGAAAACGAAAACCACTTCGATCACAAATGAAATATGCTTTTGTCATTAAATTCTCCTAAGACTAGGAACACTATAAAATGACACACGTTCTCTATCTTCTTCCATCGCCTCGTTTAATTGTTCCATGTAATGTACTTTCAATATCTCACTACGTTGAGCACTAATACCCGGACGTTTGAGAGAAAGATAATAAGCAAGGCCGCTTACTAGACAAGGAAGAAAACGATAAGGAACATCTGGATTGTCGGCAGAATTATTAGAATCAAAAGTTCGATTAATTGTCCACATTCTTACAATGTCTGTACTATTCTCAGGCGTAGGCCAGACATGAATATCAACATTCTCACGTCTACGATGTGTAGCTATTTGAATAGGACGACCTTTAGAAGTTTTATTTGGAATCTTTAAATATTCTTCCATTGAGAGACGTTCCATCTCAATATCATTATCGTCTCTTCGAATTACTGCTTCAGTAACTCCTACAATAGAACTATCTAAAGTATAGACACTTGTTCCCTCAGTCATTGTTTGATTTGTAAAAGCAGTTGTCCAAAGAAGAATACCTCGATTAGACCAATCTGTTAGAAGCATATTAAGAGAACGTCTTGCTGATCTACTGTCTTGACCCGTATTAGCAGGACCGCCCAAGTGCTCAAAAGCTTCTTGAATTACTTCATCAATATCTAAGTTAAAATCTTGTGTAGTTGAAACACTCATCAACATCTCCACCGCTTACGGGCTTGACGTAAACGACTGTTAGGGTCTTTAGCGGCTTTTGGAAACTTCTTCATCTGCCCTGCTGACCTAGCACAATAACTTTTACGTCTAGCTGCTCTTGCTTTACTTGGCTTCTTTTCTGTAACTGCTGTTTGTAATTTAGAACCGGGATTCTGTTTACGATACTTTGCTACTCCCTTTTTAGTAAGACCAGCACCTGATTTCGTAGGACGTTTATGACCACCTTTAATGGTCATTCCCTTCATTCCTTTTCTTTTTGACTTAGCCATCATTTAATCCGAGTTTTTAATATAAATAATATCTAATCCACCTGATATTGCTATATTAGCACCAGAACTATCGCCTATAGCCCTAACTTCTATATCAGTCTTTTCCTCAAACTTTAAAGGTATTTGATACGCTTGGATATGACTGCTTTCACCTTTTGAAAACTTATCTTTAACCTGAAAGACCCCACCATCAGGTCTTGCCACAATACTACCAGTGCAGTACTTATTGTTCTGTGTCGTAGCTACCGTGATATCTGTCTGATATAGATAGGCTGTGTATTCTGCTGGGACAGTCCACAAAGCCATAAGAGTCTGATTGTCTCCAATAGCTATTGTAGCGTACTTGTTTGTAGGTACACCCAATGTAGGAGAAGCTTCGTCTCCCACATATAGGACACCTGCATTTTGCCCACCACTTCCTGCTGTATCAACAGTAACCCTGAAAACTCGTATCCAGTTAGAAGCATCTCCTAACTGCACACCGTTCTGTCCATCTAAGTCTACTGTTACAGATACTTCATTCCAATCTGCATCCAGACCTGAAACCGTAGCAGTTCTTGCTCCCGTCCCCGCCGCATCATCTGCGGTAGAAGAACTGGAAATATAAAGAGTAGTAGCTGAAGACAGATAAGAATACAGACCACCCTGCGCCCATACAGTTTCAAGTGCATCATCTACATTAGGATTAAAACCAAATTTAAATATTGATTTATGCTCTAAAATTTGATTACGAGCTACTTGCAACTCAAAAGGTTCGTTATTACCTCTAACAGTTACAGATGGAATTATAGCCATTTTAAGTTACTTTCCTATGTCGCCTTGTTTTTTTAGCAATTTTCTTAGGCTGTTTTGAAACTTGTTTACCTTTTTTAGTATCCTGTCTTTTCTTTCGAGATGTAGCAGCATACTCTTTTGCGCTTAAACTTTTAATAGCACTACTAGGAAGGTAACGCTCACCCGTAGCCTTTGGACCTTGTGTAGATGGTTTACCAGATTTAGTACGCCATTTTTGTTTTGTCCAAGATTTTAAACTACGTTGTGACTTTTTTAACGCCACTTTATTTTCCTCTAGCAGCGTTTACAATAGCTTTACAACGATCATAAACTATTTTTAAATAGTGTTTAACTACATGAACAGGACAAAACTTACAATTACAACTCATGATTTATATCCTCCTCCAGCGTCCTTATAACGCTTGGCTAACATTTGTGCTTTTCTTGCTGACCATTGTCCGGGCTTGCCTCCCTTACCTCCAGCCTTTATTGAATTAAACAATCGTTTACGCATCGCAGGTTTTGTGTAATTACCTGCTTCATTTACACGAGACTTAGATTTTGCAGGACCACCTGTTGCTTTTTTAACAGTTGTTTTCTTTTTAGATTTTTTTGCTTTTTGCATAGCAATAGCCACAGCCTGTTTCTGAGGTTTACCTTCTTTACGAAGTTTACGAATATTTTTACTAATTGTTTTTTTAGACTTACCCTTTGCTAAAGGCATTTCTTTATCCTACTACTATTGTAGCATAAACACTTGTTGCAACAGAGACATGAACTTTGTTAGGAGCACGTATTCCATCATCTAAATAAACATTAGAGGAACCACCAGCAGGAAGAGCAGCTTGATAAATTACAGTACCTGCTGCAGACGCATCTCTAACAGTTAGAGTTTTAAATTGATTTGCTGCATTTGACCAATCAATGCTTCTTAGACGAGTTGGATAATCTGTAACTGTTGCTGTTGCGGCTACGTAGATAGCTGTCAAATTAGTAGACATTTAAATTTTCCTCTTTCATAGTAAAAAGGGAGTGCTCACATAAGCGGCAAGCACTCCCCAATTTACGTATCAACGTCTAGCTGGTATTAGGAAGAACCCTGATTACCAACCCAGTTACGCCAATCGGACCAGCCGAAGCTGTACCGCTCACGAGACTTAAAGCGAAGATTGCCCGTATCGAAATCAGGTTCCATCTTCGTAGCAAGCGGAGCACGGACGAACATCTTCGTACCGTTTGGAACGTCAGTCTTCACAAACCACGCATTCGTGTCAGTGAACCGATGGTTTACATAACAACCATCAGGCATTACACCCATAGACTTAACAGGGTTAATGTCGTTCCGGTTAGTAATACCATCACTACCAGCCGTAGCCGTCCGAGTGCTCAGATCAGAGTAGAGAACTTTCTCTGCCGTGAACTGAAGATCAGGCGGCACATGCACCGAGCGAGGCATAGCGCCGATAAGAATATCACGATCATCTTTTGTTTTTTGAATCGCGATTACTGCCGTTTCAAGAGAAGCTTCCGAAAGGTCAGCACCCGTTAGCAAGTTGTCCTGAGAAGACCCACCTACTGTCGGGTGAGAGTTCGAGAACAACGGAACACCGTCACCACCATTATAGGAAGAAGAAAATCCGTTGTTAAACGTATTCGCCGCTTTAACCTGTTTGGTAGAAGCCATTGCACGAGCAAGCGCACGAGCACGAATTTTAGCAAACGTGTCGTACAGATTGTCTTCCATAGCTTCTTCGGTAACAGCAAACGCAAGAGCAACAGTTTCATGCGTATACCGTGAGGTCCAGCTTTCTTGAGCCGTGTCGTATTCCACAGCAGCACCTTCGGCCTTGACCGGAGCTTCTCCGAAAGAAGTCATTAGTACTTCTTCTTCAAAGGCACGATCAGAGTTTTCGACTTCATAGAGCGAAACGTGTTCGTCTTCAATCGAGTTGTACTCAATGCCGAAAATAGCATTAAGACCGGGAAGCAACTGCTTGGAAATATTAGAGCGATTAATAGCCATTGTTTATGCCCCCGAATTGACGGATACTTGAGCATCAATGTGCTGTACAATCCGAACTAGTACTTTCGGATTAGCATCACCCAACTCATTACCCGGAATGTCATACGAGCCTATAACACGAACCATTTGTGAAATAGTAGTATCACGAGTAGCAACTTTGATACCGAAACCCGAACGACCAGTTAACGTACTTCCCGAACCAAGCGTTACCGCAAAGTTCGCGCTTTCCACATCTCCAATAGAGACAGTCGCATCTGCTTGCATTACGTAAACAGCAGAAGGATCATCTACAACATTTGCATATGGTTTTGCATCTACAGACGAGGTTCCCCCCGGCCAATACTTACCATACACAGGACGATTAGAAACGGGATCGACATATTCACAACCCATGAAAACGCCTTGTGCGAAATCAGTGGTCGTAGCAATAGGCTGAATATAACCTGCACTTACTTTAACGATATCACCCGTAAAGATGTCAGACGCAAACGTATTAGCAATACGATAACGATTCTGTCCACCTGAATTAGGCGAGCTACCGCGCATACGAGCAGGAACAGCCCCGTTTAGAGCTTTAGAAAGAGCCATAGCACTTCCCTCCTATCATATATTAAGAGTTAAAAATAAGGTCAGCCGTCAAAACGAGCTTGCCGACCTGTGTTCACTCTAGATTTACTTGAATCCGTAACGGGAGCACGACGATCAGGACGATCATTCATCAGACGAGAAGACACTGCTTCTTCTAACTGACGAGTCCGTTTGTTTATTGCAGTGCGACGAGCTTCACCATATTCAATAGGTTGTCTGGCAAGAGCAACATCACCACGCACTATACAACCAGCTAAACTTCCTGACTCCATAACACGAAACCCACTAGCCATTTCAGGACATTCTTCTGCCGTCACAAATTCCCAGCCTTCACGCTGTTTGCGACCAATATTTTGAAAGTCATCCTGACCGTTGAGCATGATGCGAATCCACATTAAGCCGTAGCCTTGTTCTTCAAAATCATTCTTGACTGCTTCTGGTATAGACAGCCAATCATCATTTTCAAAAATAGACAGAGCCTCACGAGAGACTGCAACACGTTCTTTGCTAACACGTTTGCCTTTTTTTAACGTCTTCTTTTCTTCGTTAACTTCGTTTTCAAGTTTATCTTGAGCCATTTTCTTAAATCTCCGCGCTATTAATTAAAGTACTGCAGTATATTCACCATCCGCTTTATCAGCTTTGGCTTTTTCGGCAGCATATCGTTCAAGAGGTATATTCCATTTCTTAGCTAAACGCACGTCTTCTTGACTAAGTTTAACTTTTTTAGGAGCAGGTGTGCGCGATTGTCCTGCTACCACTTGCTTCGGCCTTGACGTAGTGGCCGCTGACGAAACTTCTTCCTCAATAGTATTATTCTGAGTAGAAAACTTATGAGGTAATTCTTCTTTTAGACGACGATCCACTTCTCGATAATAATCATCAGAAGAAGGATCATATCCATTTTGTTTTAACTGTTGGTCTATAGAAAGAGCGACTGCTGTTGCAGTATCATCCTGTCCGAACCAAGGATTCTTTGCTGCCCAGTCACGAGCTTTTGGATCATAGTTCTCGTAACCAGCATTTTGTTGTTGAGCTTCTTGTTGTAGCTTACGTTCTTCTTCTTGTGCAGTCAGCCACTGTTTACGCTGATCTAGCATTTTCAACTCGCTTTGAGCATCAGAAATTTGTTCTTGTGCTTCTAAGAGAGTGTCTTGATTGCCTTCACTATAAGCTCTTTTAAATTTATCACGAGCCGAATCTAATTGCTGTTGAAGCTGTTGTTCAGTAACAGTAACCAGTTTTTCTTGACTGTTGTACTGTTTTTCTTCAGCTTCGCTTTGAAAAGCTTTTAATTCGGCTAATTCTTTTTGCATTGCAGAGATCGCATCATCACGATCTTTGCGTTGCTTAATTAATTGACGAATACGTTTTTGTGCTCCGTCTGTTTCAATTCCTTCTAATTCAGGAATATCTTCTTCTTTTTCTTGCGAAGCTTCTTTCGGTTCTTCTTGTGACGCTTCTTGTTCAACAGTAGCCTCTATCTTACTTTCAGGCTCATCTGTCTCTACATCAGCATCTAATTCAAAATCAACTTTTGAAGTATCATTTTGTTCTTTATAACTATCAAGATCGAGTTGATTCCAGTCTTGATCATCTTTATTTTGTTCAGTCATTTTACTTTCCCGCAGTAGCGAAGCCTACGTTAACGCTAGTTAAAATTATGATACCAGATCATGCATAGGATCAACATCACTTGGATTGTCAATCTTCATCATAATTTGATCATCATACAAAAGAATGTAACGAATACCTTTGTATACAAACTTTTGTCCACTGTGTTTAGTATAGCATACAAAGTCTCCTTCACAACACCATGCACCGTTAGGAAACTTTTCTTCATCCCTATAAGCAGTATCGCCTATTTTGACAACTTTGCCAACAGTAGTCAGATACTTCATATCATCTGCAAATTTATCAGGAAGAAGAATGCCGCCCTTTGTTTCATTTCGAATTGCATAAGGACGAACTAAAACATGATAACCCGGAATCTCTGGAAGTGTTTCAGGATCAGATACTTCTGAGTCGGTAATCCATTCATCATTCATAATTGCACGGCCCATTTTAGGTTGAAAGGTCAAAGTATAACTCCACTTTAAAAATCATCATTGTCAGTATTCATTTCAGTGAGAACTTCTGAAACATAATTATCTAACAATTTGATAGCCTGTGTCAACCCCTCATGAATACCAGTTACAAATCTATAATCTTCGTAGGATTCACAAGTGCCGTAAGCAAGTCTGTCTTTTAACTTTTGCTGTTCTTCAGCAATTGCTTTTTTAACGTCTTCAAACTCTTCAAACATTATTTTTTAGTACGAACCTGTGGCCCATTAGTAAAAAGTTTTTGCTTCTTTAAACGCTTTGGTATCTTTTTATAATTTGTATTTCGTTTTTTTCTGACTTGTTTAAATACAATCTTATTAGATTTTTGATGTCTTTTGAGTGCCATTGTTCTAACTTAAAAATACGTCTCGTTCTGCAGCACGGCGACGAACTAGTCCAGCAAGTTTTTCACCACCTGCCTTTACAAATCCTTTGTCTTCATCAAAGAACTCTTCAGCCGCACCTTCAATATCACCTTCGTTTAATTTCTTCAAGCCCTTGCTCTTTTTAATCGCACCAATACCTACATTGTAGGCTAGAGACTTTAGAGCTTCTTTCATATTTGGAGTAATATCAACTTTAATTATATCGTCAAGTTGTTGTTCTATTTTATCCAAATCTTCTTGAGCCATTGCAGAAGCTTCTTCTTCAGTAACACTTTCAGGAATATCTCTTCCAGATGTAGCAGCCGTTCCATATCCTACAGTTTTGACTCCTACAACATCTTCATAAACTTCTGGTTCAAAACCTTCAAACTCTTTTACTAATTCTAATGAACTTTTCATGTCTTTACTTTCATCTTTTTTAGCTGATGTAAATAGCTCTTCCGGTTTCTTAGACAGTTCTCCTCTCATAAATCTACTGAGCATATCATCAGTTTGAGTTGAAGGAGCAGAACTTGCTTCCATTTGACTCATTAACATTTTATCAGCTTCAGTTAAAGGAAGAGAACTTGTTTCCATTTCACTCAAAGAAATAGCTGTATTCTCTAGCTTCTCGCTTGGACGAATAGCAATTTTAATATCTTCTTCTATAGTTTCTTCTGGTCGAAGTCTTTCAGGAACATTTAGTTCTTTCATAACTTCTTCAGCTTGTTTACCCAGAATTTCATCTTTTCTTTGATTGTCAACTTCTTGTAGCACACTAGTAAGAGGAATATCAAACTTAGATGCAATTTCTCTTACTTTGTCTCCTGTTGGATAAGAAGTAGCTGGGCCTGAAGAATAATTATATTCATCTGGAAGATTTAAATTATCTAAATCAGCAAGATTCATAAGTTGTTGTTTTGGTGTGCCGCCTATTGCTAAGTCTACGCTATTCATGAGTTGTTGTAAACTATCTAAATCAGCAGCATTCATAATTTTTTCTTTTATACTATCTAAGTCAGCAACATTCATAAGCTTTTGTTTCATGCTATCTAAGTCAGCAACACCGCCTTTTGCTAAGTTTACGCTTTCTTGTCTTTCTTTCATAAACAATTCACGCTCTTTTAACATTGCACGAATTGCTTCAATTGCCATCTTTGTTTCTTGATCTCGTAAACTATTATTACGTTTTTCATTTATTGTTGCAGCATCTTTTAACGCACGAACACGACGATCTACTTCTTTATCTTCTTTGTCGCTCATCTTTGAGACAGCACGTAAAGATATTTCTTTTTCTTTTAGACCAAGCTCACGGTTTTTAAGTGAAAGCTCTGCAGCATCTTTTGTTGCTTCAATCTGTAAACCTTCGCGTTTAATGTCAAGAGACATACGCTCAAGTTCCATGCTTTGTTGTTCAAGATTTTTAACACCTGCTGCACCGCCTTGATTTGCTTGTAGCACCTCTTGAGCAGCGGCTGACGTAAGCTCACCTATGATTTCTGGAGTGACCTCTGCGCCTGTTTGTTCAAGCTGTTTTGAACCCATGTCCATCAAGCCAGCCATCTGAGCCGCATACTGCATAACCATATGCTCACGAATGTTTGCTTGAAGAAGAGGAACAACAGACTGCATCATTGGATTTTGACCAAGAGTGGGGTCTTCAATAAAAGCAGACTTCACTGCAATATGTGCTTTATGATCTTGCTCTGGAAATGCCTTAATTGGCTGTCCTTGTGAAGCAATCTGAATATCCGTAATTGGATCATTTGATTTAGGTTGCGGAGGAGGTGGCATGTATCTTTCTGGATTTTGAATATTAGAAGCAGAAAGAATACTTAGGTGAACCTGCCTGATGTCATACATACCCGGAGGAGCTTGGCTCGACAATTGCAGAACCATTTGTGCCATTGCCAAGCGATGAGCAGCAGAAGGAATATTAGGGTCTGAAACAGGAATAACATCAACGCGACCATCGAAATCAGACTTAAAGATACTGGAATCGATATTAGGTATTTCATATGGATAAGCATCTGGAAGAAACTCATAGTTTAATCTAGAAAGAATACGAAACTCATCACGTTGACTATGATGAAGTCTTTTGTGTATCGCACTGAAAAACTTTGCACCCGCTTCAAGCAGAGCCATTGTTGTACCAACAGGACCATAGTTTGTAGCGTCAGCAACAATTTGATCCGTAGTATCAGCAAACTTCTGACCTGCAGCAGTAAGAAAGCCAAGCATTTGAAATAGAACTTGAGAAGGTTCTTTGTACGGTAAAGGTACAATAGACTTCTGCAAATCCATTCCAGTTGATTCAACTTCACGAAACTCGCCCGGAGAGATGGGATCATTTCCACCTACAACACGAACACCACGAGCTTTGAAACCGCCCGGAAGATTAGAAAACTGACCCGCATCAACCAAGCTACGAAGAGCAGCAGTGGCTGACATAGTGAGATTGCCCAGTAAATGTACCAAGCCAAGACCATAAAAGCCAAAGCCCGGAACAAATTTATAGTGAGCAAAGTACGTCTCACGCTCACGTCTTATATCATCTTTATTAAAATTACGGCGTATAGCTAGAACTTGTCCGCTACTTTCCTCTACAGTGACAATATAAGGGTAAGCAACTTCATCAGGATCATTAAACGGCTCTGGAAGATTTAGATAGCAATGTTGCTCAAGAAGAACATATTGTTGATCATAATCTTCTGAAGGAGCCAGACCCATCAGAGAGTCGATCTTCTGACCAAGCATTGACGGATCAGGGACAGATGCTTGAGGAAGATCAATGTCTCGATACATGCCAACTGAAATCTCTTTTCGCAGTTCGTTGGGTGATCTATAAATTACATGTGTGTAACGATCTGCCCTTCTGAGATCAGGTGCATGATAAGACACGTAAAACTGGTCTACAGGTACAAACTCAGAACATGGGCGTTCTAAGTTTGGATCATAGTAAATCTTTTTAAATGCGGAGCCTACTAAGGGAAGGTGAAAGAGCATACGTTCAAATTCATCGAAGTACTCGCTGATTTGATCCGTAAGCTGATAGTTCATAAATTGTTGTACACGAGTAGACTGTGCTTCCTTATCAGGAGTAGCAGACCCTACAATCTGTGTACGAACTGGACCGCCGGGAGGAAACAATTCAATAGAAGCTTTACTTTGAAACTTAATTGCTGATTCAATAATCAACGGAGAAACTGCAGTACACGCTCCTTCAAAAGGTTCAGTTGTCTCTTGAAGCTTGATACCAAGAAGATCGAGACCACGTTCAAACGTGCTTTCCCATTCACCACGAGAATCACGATCTGCTTCGAATTGCTCCGAAACCATACCGCCAATCTCATCGAGGTCTTCCTTGTCTAGATAGTCAGCTAAGTTTGCATAGTGATCTTGTTCAACAAGAGTAAGAGCAGCCATGTCTTCGCTGAGTGTTACTCCTTCTAGATCACCATCCTCTAATTCTATCTCTAGCTCAAGATCAGCACCGTCTGGTTGATTCTCCAGACCTCCGGGCAGAACCTGAAAAGGATTTCGTTCTACAGCCATAATTTCTAACCTTTTGGTTTACGAGCTTTACCGTATCCTTGTCCTGTAGCACGACCACAAACAGAACCACCATGTTTGTAACCCATAGAACCACCACCAGCTTTTCTTTTTGGCTTACGTCCGGGTTTTACTTTTAATTTATTTACAGACTGAGATTCAGCACTCAACTCTGGTGGAACACTTGTCGTGTCTTCAGCAAAGCTTGGATTTACTTTATTCATTAAAGCATCCATATCCTTACGTTCTTCTTTTGAATAGCCCACAACTTTACCACTTCCGTAATTTTGCTTACTCGTATTTGACCTGTTCATAGCCGTCATGTCAAGTATCCTTGTTTAAATTAGTTTATCGCTATACGGTCCTTTACCGTAGCCACGTTTTGCTGCACCTACTCCACGAGCTTTAATTCGACCTCCCGCACGTTTACCGAAATAATCTGATGGTTTTAAAGTTGATGTTCCTAAGGATTCAGCAAAAGGAGCAGGTATACCGGGAAGACCTGTATCTAAATCAACTCGATCTTTTTTCTTACTTTTAGCTCTGATGCTTTTCAAATCATCTTCATCATCAGCCATAAGATTACTAAGACCTCTGTGTATAAGAGCCGTAGGAGAAAATTTACCAAAAAAAGACCTTTCATTCGCAGTAGCATAGTCTTCTTGTTGTTCTAGTAATTTCTTTTTTTTGCTCTTCTTATCTTTATCTGACATTTTTAAATCCTGACATTTTTAAATCAATTCATCGCTGTAAGTTGCTCTACCGTAGCCGCCTAGTGCAGCACCTGCTCCACGCACCTTACCGCCTCCGGCTTTTTTCTGAGGTCTGTCATAGTCAGTCATGAAACCCCGTGATCTAGGAGCATCTACACCGTAGTCATCAATTAAAGCTAAATCTTTTTTTGTTCCTTTATTGATCGATCTTAGTTTCTGAATTACTCTTTCTGTTTTATTTCTATCTTTATAATCTAATTTGTCCGCCTCATTTAAGATGGGCTTCGCTAAATCTCTATGCCTTTTTCCAACTTTTCTTCTGAGAGATTGTACTGGGTCTTTTTTCTTTTTTAAAATAGGTTTACTTCTATCTAACTTTTCTTCATCAGATGGTTTAGAGAGTGCCATAACTAGTTTGCCTTATGAAATATTAAATTAATTGGTTACTATACGGTGCTCTGCCAAAGCCACGCTGTGCAACTCCAACTCCACGTACTGAACCACCTTCTGCATATTTCTTTTTGGTAATTTTTTTTATTCGGTTTGCTTGGCCCTTATGCATTTTAGAAGCTTTGTTTAACTGTTGAGAAATTTCTTTTAACTCTTTCTTTACTTCTTCCATTGTAAATTTCCTTAAACATATGAAGAGTTATTTGATGCAAAGTTCCAATAACCTTTTCGAGGGGACTGATATGTGTCTTCATCCTCATCAAAGTTAGGATCGTTAGGATGTTCAACCTTCCAACTGTCTCTCATGTAGAGAACAGCCATAACCATTGCATCTACCTGATCATCGTGTCGAGCATGAGGAAAACTAGATGCTTCCTCTAGTAAAGTCATAGACCAATCTTTCATTAACGGAAGCCAAACACGTCCCGCTTCTAGAAAAGGAGTGATTGCATTTGCTCTACTTACTTTATCACGATCTGGTGTATATTCCAATACAGGCAGTCCAGCCCTTCTTAAATCTTGAATTAAGGACTGACCACTTGCTTTCTTTTCTATCATGATAACATCTGGTTGATGTTTATCATATTCATCTTGAGCACGAGAACGTAGTTCTGGATATTCAAATCGATCTCGCACATTTCCTAACAGTATAATATTTGGAACCCACATCTCTACGCCGCGACTATCTGTCTCCAATACTTCAAAGATGCCCCATGTCTGCATCACAGAATAGTCTGCTGTTGTCTTTGTAGAAAAGGCTGTGTCAAATGTTTGTACGATAAAATCACAATTCGGCGGTGTTTCTTCATTCCAGCTTTTAAACCACTCTCTCTTCATAATGCCACCCTCCGCTGGAACCGGATTCTGCATATATAAAGATTCCCAATAACGAGAGCCGTTGTGCCGCTTTATCTCCATCTCATCCGCTTTGAGAATATTATTTGGTTTCCACTCTGGAAAGTATGAAGAGCCTACGGGCAAATTTAATATTCTAGATGCCTCCTCATCAAGCCAAGCTGGAATCTTAATGACTTCCCAAGGGTCAAGATTTGATTCATTCGAGTCTGCTTGCTGTTCAGCGGCAAGTAGCCATCCACATATATCATCTTCATGATATCTGGTATTAATGATAACAATTGAACCATTTGGCATTAAACGAGTGCGTAGTCCTGCCGGATACCACTCTTTAATATATCTGCGTCCTGCTTCACTGAATGCATCTTCTTCTGACATCACGTCATCAAGCAGTGCAACATGTGCGCCACGTCCAGCAATCTGTGTCTTTACACCTGCAGCTACATACACACCATTTGAATTTGTCTGCCACTTACCAGCAGCACGTACATCAGAACGAAGCGATACGTCAGGAAAAATTAATTTAAAGATATCACTATTAACGACATCCCTAACACTACGCCCAAAATCACTGGCAAGTTGGTCAGAGTGAGAAACAGAAAGAATTTCATGATTGGAGTGTCTTCCTATGTACCAAGCAGGAAACAACTTAGAACATATAACAGATTTACTGGAACGAGGAGGAAGAAAGACCATCAGCCTCTTAATGGCTCCTTCTTCTACTTGTTGTAGCTTGTTGCTGATTACTTCTATATGCCGACCCATTTTGAAGTCAGCAATAAGCTGTGGTGCAACAAGTCTTACAAAGGTGAGAAAGTCATTGTGAGCATTACCAACCACTAGCTCAAACATTGCGTCTCGTGCTTTTAGCTGATCAGACGTTGCCTGAGTTTCAGTCATATTCACTGCACTTGTTGATTATATCTTTCGCTGTAATGCTTTTCATCGAGCGAAGCAAACAGATCAAAGAGATCAATGGCTACTCGTGCCGCTTTGCCACGAATATCATCCATGTCATTATCAGGATTTTTAAAAGAAGGATGGCAGCATATCTGACTATGCCATATCTCTATCATATACTGTACGCGGTCCAGACACTGCCTGTAGCCGTATGTTCCAACAGAATGTTCTCCGGGTGAGTACGGAAGCCTTGCTTGAAAAGTACTCGTATCATATGGATTATTTTCATCATACGGATTAATCTTTATAAATTCGATAAACTCTTCGGAGTTCATATTAAAAGTTACTCTTTGCCGCCTGAAATAACTTTTAATCCAGCTATCTCTGCTAATTTGGCTATATCCTTCTCAACTGCATCTTTGTCTGTTTCATTTGAAAAAGAAGACATTTTAATTTTACTTTCAGTACGATCCACAAACATGCCTAGATGTTTTGCTACAGCTTCAATGCTTCTGTTTGCATTCGTGTAGTCTCCGTTATTTAAGGCATGTTGATATACTTCGTCAAGGCGATTCAATACATGATCAGCCGACCACGCCATGCGATCTATCGCCTCATCACGAAGAGTATCTATTCTTGTTTTAATTTTTTCAGTCGCAAGAACACGAGCGGCTCTTTGTCTATTAACCGTATCAGTTTCACCAAGAGCATATCCAGCAGCTTTATAAGCAACAAGAGGATCACCAGTAGCAATATACTCCATACAGAACTTTTCCTGCTTCGGAGACATACCAGCAATAAACTCTCCCTTTTTAAACTTGCGTCCCTTTTCGGGCCTATCGAGCATTTTCTTTTCCTCTGAAGACAATGAATTATCTTTTATTTTTTTATTATATACACGAACTTTCTTCTGAGCAAGACGTACATCTCTTCTTCGTTTAGATTCTCTTCTCATTTCAATGAGATCACGTCCCGCATACGAACTGCCTCGCTGAGAAGACAAAATATTTATTTTATCTCTTAATTCTTTCTCAGACCATTTTCCGTACATAACGTGTGGAGGAGATTGTGTCATAGTATAGATTCAGTTAGATTCAGTAGAATAAGATATAGAAAATATAATAATAAATAAATAGATTCAAATAGAATCTATATGAATCAGACAGTAGCAACTCTTTTTGCTAAAGTAACATATTTTTTAAATTTAGACAACTGTTGCAGATTTGCAACGCTCAGTGCAAAGCAAGTTCATATATGGGTTCCCTTTTTAAAACAAGGGGGCCATTTTGAAAAATTGGAAAATTTGCGGCTGTTCTATTTCTCTATAAAAAAATGCTGGTACTTTTTTTCTGCCCCCGGTCCCCCTCCTCCTCGTATCTTTTTACTTTACTTCCTCTCGGGGTTGTGTACTATAGGTCTTGTCGAGACGCACACGGCAACATACATAGCGGAATGCAGCGGCCCCCAGACCCTCCCCCGCAGAGAGCCAGAAGACAAAGTCTCGATGTTTCTTTAACTTGCAAGAAGGAGAAACTCAAATGAAGAAGCAGATATACTTGAATAAGTCATTTGAGAACGAGGCGAAGGAAGAGTTCTTCGCTCAAATGGAGGCGATCATCGAAAGCATCGTTGATCAACGTTTTCAAGTTTTGGAAAACGATCTTCGTGAGGCCGTAATGTGGTCAAGCGAAGAGTTCAAAGAAGAGATACTCGACAGCGTTAAGGCTGAAGAGTATATCAAAGATTATGATCTTTACGAAAAAGTGAAAGCCATAATCGACGATGCACATGTCGAGATCGACATTCAAGTTTAACTAAAACGGGAGGGGCTTCGGCTCCTCCCCTCTTCTTTAGGAGAAAGAAATGTTCATTGGTTTTTCATTCATGTTTGTTGGGTTCTTCACAATTCTCTCTGCATTGATCTTCATTGCAGGAGACGTGGGACCGTCCTACTTTCTAATGTGGGCGGGTGTCTGCTTCATCGGAGTTGCTTCGGTGATTGCGGGATATCAATGGTGCCTGTTCAAACATTTCAAACAGCGATGGTAAGAAACTGGGGAGGGGCTTCGGCTCCTCTCTTTTTTTTCTTTCTTTTTATTTTGTAAGATGCCGACACGTCCTTGTTTGTGACAGCAAGAACAGGCGACAAAAACACGGGAACACGGGACGTTTCCGTCCCGCTCCCGTTCCTTTCCTGCTATTTGACTTTATCAATGAGATGATTCTTCATCGTGACTTCAGCAAAGAACTCTCTGCCCGGAAGCTTCGTGATCAATGGGCGATGGGCCGCAACGAACGTTCCGTTTCCGTCATATTCGTTTCCGAATATTGAAGTCTCCTGATAGGACAAAGGTTTCCCAATGTTTTCCTTCAGTTCTTTTTTAGATTTATATCCGGTCAACAACATCATGTCTTTCTCCTAGCTCAATTGATTGGACCTCAATAGTAGCACAATGAAGAGAAGAGTCTACTTATTTTTTTATAGTGCAATGTACGCACACACACGAACCGACAACCGACGAAAGCAGCAGCAGAAGAACCGACGAAAGCAGCAGCAGAAGATTTTATTTATAGTAGATGCCGACACGGGGGAATAAAATAGTCAAGGCGAATGGGGATCAGACTGATTAAATCTGATCCCCGGCCTTTATTTACTTGACAACGTTCATGTTGATTTTCACTACGCCTACTTCATTGGCGTTCTGAATCGTGCT